AATCCGGGAATACCGGTGCGAACGAATGGCTCCCGGCCAACTTTTATGCAGATCGTCGCACTAAACTCGCATAAAGAGGACAATTCAAATGGCACTTTCTACTACCCAAAGCATCTGGCGTTCGGGCGGCGGTGATAACACTCGCACCGCGTATTGTGGTTCCGGCGTCATGGCTGCTCAGTTTTTTATTCCCGACACCAATACAGCTTCGGACAATGTCCAAGCTTCTTCTACTAACACCAGCGCTGTTGTTCTTCCGACAAATGCTATTGTGACCAGCGTTATTGTGACTGGCGATGGCGGCGCGGCTGAGACTTTTGATCTTGGCTATGCTCAATATGATGGCACCGGCACTCCTGATCCCAACGGTTATGTTGCTACCGGCGCGGCTGATGCGGCTGACACTATTGGGGTTGGTGCGGCTACGGCTGGCGTTGGTCAAGGCGTTCCTGTGAGCGAACTCGTGTATGTGACTGGCGGCGGCACTTTGACTGCTGGTATTTCGGGTTTTATTACTTATTTCGTACTTGATCCGCTGGCTGGTCAGCAAAACGTCTAATAAGGAGGCATCACCATGATGCAAACAGACGTTAAGTCGGCGCAGGTAACCTCGACCAATACGGCATATGCTGCTACGACCCGTGTAAAAGCGGTGACTGTTAGCTACGCCTCTGGGGGCACGGTTGTTTTAAAAGACGGCGGCTCAGGCGGTACCGCGAGGTTTTCCTTCACGGCACCAGCAGTGGCGGGGTCAGAACATATCCTGTTTCCCGGCGAGGGCATCAAGTTCAACACTGATGTACATGCTACTTTGGCAAGTGCAACTATTGTGGTGTTCTATGGCTAAGAAAAATCCCTCTCTTGCGGTCGGTCGTGGCGAAAAGCTGCCGGTCTCCAAAGGGGCGGGACTTACCGCCAAAGGCCGTGCCAAATACAACGCAGCTACGGGTAGCAACCTGAAGGCTCCACAACCTGAAGGCGGCGCACGGAAGAAGTCGTTCTGTGCCCGTATGTCTGGTATGCCGGGACCCATGAAGGACGAAAAAGGTCGCCCAACCCGCAAAGCTGCTTCACTCAAACGGTGGAAGTGCTAAATGGAACAACATCACGAAACTGCGAAAAGTATTGCAGATGCGCTTTCAATCGTAACTGTGGTTGGCACGCTCATGGAAGTGTTACCCGCCATAGCAGCGTTGTTTACAATCGTATGGACAGCGATCCGCATTTATGAAACCAAAACCGTGCAAAACCTAGTGCACAGGGGGAAGAAAAAATGAAGAGTAAAACTAAGCCTGTTAAGGGTTCTGCACGCACGCAACGCTTTGATGTCGGCGGCACTGTTGGTGCTTTGGCTGGTCTGGGTACTTTGGCTTACCTGTTGTCGCGTAAGAAAAAAGGCGCGGAAGGTGCACCTGATATAGCAAAGACTATGACGGCGCGTTCTGCTATGGGTGAAGGCGACGCAGAGCCATATAAGGCTGTGGGGAATGAAGGCAAAGAAGACGTGTTTAAAGGGGGCATGTCATATAAAAAGCCCGAAGCATCAACGGCAGTAGATACTAGTGATAAGGCCGCAAAAGATGCAGCTAACGCAGCTAAAGATGCTAAAAAGGTAAAGCCCGTTAAAAAAGCCGCAGCAAATAATGCAGCTAACGCAGCCGCAGCCGCAGCCGCCGCAGATAAAGCCCCTGCGTATACAGGCACAGGTATGGAGGGCTCGGATAAAGGAGCGCCACCCGTACCCACACTTAAGGGCGGCGAGTCTAAAGCAGTAGGTGAAGGTAAGCTTAAGCCTTACCCAGCCAATCTTCCCGCTGTTAAAGAAGCACAACGGAAAAAGTTTTTGGAAAGCCAAGCGGGGATGAAACGCACAGGTATTACTACACCCGGCGATCCGAGCAAGAAAGAAGCAACATCTAAAGTTGCTAAAGCTGTTAAAGGCACAATTGATAACGCTGGTAAGAGCATGGCGCGTACGCCGGAGCAAAAAATGGCAGCAGGTGCACGAGAAGTAGAGCGCCGCCGTCAGGAAGAGAAAGCCGCGAAGCAGGGTTATGGCATCAAAAAAGGCGGCATGGTCAAGAAGTACGCCTCTGGTGGTTCTGTTTCGTCGGCATCTAAACGTGCTGATGGTATTGCTCAACGCGGTAAAACTCGCGGAAAGGTCTGCTAATCATGGCTGAGAAATCACTGCCCACACGCCTGTACGAGAACGTTATGGGCACACCCGAGCAGAACGCTGCGGCTGAGAAGCGCATGGAAGAGCGGGATAAAAAGAACCCTGAGTCTACGCCAGCCAAAATAAACAAAGCTGCCAAAGCCGTAACAGGCAAGAAAAAGGGTGGCTACGTCAAGGCGGCTGATGGATGCGCGATGCGCGGCAAGACTAAGGGCAGGATGGTGTAATGCCAGCCAAGTCCGCAAAGCAGGAAAAGTTTATGCAAGCGGTTGCGAACAATCCTAAGTTTGCTAAGAAGGTTGGCGTCCCTACAAGCGTAGGTAAAGAGTTCACTAAATCTGGAGGCGGTGAGATGAAAGAGTCAAAGAAGATGGTCGGTAAGGAGATTGCGTTCATGAAGAAAAAGGGCGCACCCAAGTCCATGGTTAAACACGAGATGGCTGAAGCTGGCATGAAAAAGGGCGGTATGCCTATGGTCATGAAAGACGGCAAGAAGGTTCCGGCTTTTGCAGTTAAAAAAATGGCTTCTGGCGGTCTGGCTGCTGGTCACAAAGCTGCTGATGGTGTCGCTTCCAAAGGCAAAACCAAAGCTAAGCAGATCGTCATGAAAAAGGGTGGGTACTGCTAATGAGAGCCTCGCGTGGCATGGGTGACATTAACCCTTCTAAGATGCCGAAGCCTAAGAAGAAGGCTAGGCGGGACAACACCGACTTTACTCAGTATAAAGAAGGTGGGAAGGTTAATGCAGCAGGCAACTATACCAAGCCGGAACTTCGTAAGAAGATCGTGTCGCAGGTAAAGTCCGCTGCTACCCATGGCACAGGTGCAGGTCAGTGGTCCGCGAGAAAAGCACAACTCGTGGCTAAGAAGTACAAAGCCGCTGGCGGCGGGTATCGTGACTGATGAGTGTGCTGCGCGTTCGTCCTGACTTGATATTTATTGGTCAGGTACATGGTAAAGGCGTAGCAGTACCGCCAGAAGCCAAAGCGGCCATAGGTAAGTACGGGGCTTGGTATGAGGGTAGCGGGGATGACCGAGTGCCGGGGGTTAAGTATCAAGGCTCATGGGATGATCTACTGGCAAAAGATGTAAAAGGATACCCAAAAGAGTTTTTGTTTGTTATTTTTACAAACACAGCAGTAAACGAACAGAAAGAAATACTTCCCGGTCCCGGTACCATTTTTGACCGGCTGCTTAAAACGCAGGGGCAGTACGGGTATTTTAAAAGTCGTAAGTTTGATGCCGATACGTTGACCGCTTTTTTGAAAGAAATGGGCGGGACGTACTTGAAAGACAGTAAGGCAGAGGCGACAAGAGAAAATGTGGCAGCTTTTATAAGCAGTGGCGAAAAGGACATGTGGGAGTCTGGCAGCACACCAGCAAAGAAGATGGCAGACAAGGCAAACAAGCACCGAGACCTGTGGCTTTTGTCGCAACCAAAAGGTGTTTATTTTGTTGGTTCAGACCACCTGAAAGACTTAAAATCGCTGCAAGCAGGTAAGAGTTCTGGCGTTGAAAAAACGGACGTAAACCGGAAAAACACTAGACTAATATGAAGGCACCACAGAAAAGCTTGAAGTCATGGGGAGACCAGAAATGGCGAACCAAAAGCGGAAAGCCATCGTCAAAGACCGGCGAGAGGTATCTCCCGGAAAAGGCGATCAAGGCGTTAAGCCCAGCAGAGTATGCCGCCACCACGAGGGCAAAGCGAACAGGGAAAGCAAAGGGTAAGCAGTTCGTAGCCCAACCCAAGGGTATAGCCAAGAAAACAGCGGGGTATAGGTGATGGCTGAAAAATGGATACAAAAGGCAATCAAGAAACCCGGTGCCCTTCGTGCTCAGCTTGGCGCAAAAGAGGGAAAGCCCATCCCGGCAAAGAAACTTGCTGCCGCTGCGAAAAAGCCCGGCAAATTGGGGCAGAGAGCAAGACTTGCCCAGACCCTAAAAAAGATGAAGTAGACCATGGCCTATTCAACAGACACAACCGCGTTTAACCCTGACCTTAACGAGATATTCGAAGAGGCGTTTGAGCGTTGCGGTCTGGAGTTGCGTACGGGTTATGACTTTCGGACAATACGGCGAAGCATGAACTTCCTGATTGGGGAGTGGGCAAACCGGGGTATTAACCTGTGGACCATTGAGCAAGGGTCAATTAATCTGGCGCAAGGGGTGACTACATATGATTTACCTGATGATACCGTTGATCTTATTGAACATGTTATTCGCACTGATTCCGGACAGGGTCCTAACCAAACGGATTTAAACATTACCCGAATCAGCGTCTCGACCTACTCAACTATCCCCAACAAGCTGGCCCAAGGCCGTCCGATTCAGGTCTGGATTAATCGCCAGTCAGGGCAAAAGATCGCCTCAAATGCGGCTACACCAAAGCATCCTCAGATTAATGTGTGGCCTGCGCCTGACCAAGGTACAACCCTACAGCCGTACTACGTTTTTTATTACTGGCGTCTGAAGCGCATATATGACGCTGGGACGGGCACAAACGTAATTGATATTCCGTTTCGCTTTCAAAACTGTTTGGTGGCGGGGCTTGCGTATATGCTGGCAGTGAAGAAGCCCGAGGTGGCACCTGATCGAGTAATGGCGTTGAAGATGATGTATGACGAGGCTTGGGACTTGGCGGCGTCAGAAGACCGGGAAAAGGCCCCGGATCGGTTGGTCCCACGTGAGTACTTTATCTCGTAACGATGGGTAACAGGTTCAGTTCAGCTAAAAACTCGATTGCGGAATGTGATCGGTGCGGATTTCGGTTTAAGCTGAAGGTCCTGAAAAAGCTCATTATTAAGACCAAACAGGTCAGCATTAAAGTATGCCCAACGTGTTGGGAACCGGACCAACCCCAGTTACAATTAGGCATGTATCCGGTGCAAGACCCCCAAGCGGTACGGGAGCCAAGACCAGATAACAGCTACAGGCAGGCAGGCTATACAGGTTTGCAGCTTACGCTAAATACAGACTTTGGGGACCCGTCGGGCGGTAGTCGGGTATTTCAGTGGGGTTGGGCACCGGTTGGTGGGTCAAGTGCAAATGACGCAAGCTTGACGCCAAATGCCTTGGGCTCTAGGAGTGTAGTGGGTATAGTAACGATTACATAGGAGTTGACATGGATAATATGAAAAAAGTCGCCAAGGCGGAAGTCAAGGCCCACGAGAAGCGTATGCACGGTGCCAAGAAGATGGCTAAGGGCGGTGTTACCTCTGAGCAAATGAAGGCCATGGGGCGCAATCTGGCACGAGTCGCTAATCAAAAATCGGGCTAATCATGGCTAAATTTTCACATAAGCAGGGCGGCAAAGAAGTAGGCCAAGCTGCTGTTTACGCGGAGCCACATACCATGGACGGTAAAAAAATTACGGCACAGTCTGCACAGAACGAGATTTCTGGTGTAGGCCATATGGATAGCCTGAATGTTGGCGTAGGCACAGTCAACAAAGGCAACATCAAACCAGCAAAGACAACTGGCATCAAGATTCGCGGCACTGGCGCTGCAACTAAGGGCGTAATGGCTCGCGGTCCGATGGGTTAATCATGACGTATACCGAACTGTTCATTGACGTTAAGAACTACCTGCAAAACGACTTCCCGTTGAATACGTGGACGAACGTAGCAGGTACAGGCACAACTACGTCTGACGGCACTGACCAGATCAATACGTTCATCAAGCAAGCCGAAGACCGTGTATACAACACAGTACAGATTCCGCCGTTGCGCAAGAACGTCACCGGCTTAACATCGGCTAGTAATAAATACTTATCTTGCCCAACCGATTTTCTGTCCGTATTTTCCATGGCTGTTATTGACGGTAACGGTAATTACGAATTTTTACTAAACAAAGACGTAAACTTTATGCGTGCTGCGTACCCCAGCGCAACTGATGAGGGACTTCCTCATTACTATGCTTTGTTTGGCCCCACTGTTGCATCCGGTGTTGTCACAGACGAATTAAGTTTTATCTTGGCTCCTACGCCTGATGCTGCTTACGATGTAGAACTGCATTACTACTACTACCCTGAATCAATTACAGTCGCGGCAACTGGGCGTACTTGGTTGGGAGACAATTACGATCCTGTGCTGTTGTACGGCACGTTGGTAGAAGCCTATACCTTCTTAAAAGGCGAAGTTGATTTGATCGCGCAGTACGAGAAGAAGTATCAGGAAGCTATGGGTCAGTTGAATCGTCTGGGTACAGGTCTTGAGCGCGGTGATGCTTACCGTGATGGTCAGGCTAAGATTAAGGTGAATCCGTGATTCAGCAAGGACTGACAAATAGCTTTAAACAAGAGATGCTCCAAGCGGGGCAGAACTTGGCAACTGATACGCTTTATATGGCGTTGTATACCGCGTTCTCTGATATTGGTCCGTTGACTACTGCGTATACGGTTGCAAATGAAGTTGTTGGAACAGGGTATACGGCAGGGGGTGTGATAGTTACCGGCGCAACAATAGGCACAGAAACAACAGGTCCTAACGCTGGCACTGTGTACGTAGACTTCGCTGATGTGTCTTGGCCCGGTGCCAGCTTTACGGCTCGTGGGGCTTTAATCTACAACGTCACGCAGGGTAATAAATCAGTAGCGGTTTTGGACTTTGGTGCAGATAAAATTTTTAGCAGTACAAGCAACACCGTCACTATGCCTGTTAATTCAGCTACGACGGCACTAATTCGTTTTCCTTAAGAGGTCATTATGCCTATTGCAAAATCTACTATGGGTGAAACCGTTCAGGCTGGCGTAGGCAAGCCCTCGCAAGAACAAGAGCGTGGCGGTTTTGGTGGTGTGTTTAAAGTCACTTGCTTTGATGCCGACGGCAATCAGAAATGGGCGGACGAGTTCCACAATCTTGTCGTTAATGAGGGTTTGCAAGACTTAAATACACAGTTTTTTAAAGGCTCGGGTTACACCGCTGCTTGGTATCTAGGTCTGGTAACAGGCCCCGGCGCGGGCGTGACATATGCCGCTACGGATACGCTGGCTTCCAAAGCGTGGACTGAGTTCACAAACTACACAGGTAATCGAAAGTTAGTAACTTTTGGTACGGCTACAACAGCAGACCCCTCAGTAATTAGTAACTCTGCGTCGCAATCTGTATACACAATTTCTGGTGCAGGTGGTACGGTTGCTGGCGCGTTCTTGACTACAGTATCCACAGGCACTTCTGGCGTTTTGTTTTCCGAAGGTAACTTTACTGGTGGTGACAAGATTGTAGCGCTTGGCGATACGTTAAACGTCACATACACATTCAACGCTGACGCGGTATAACGGAGACATTATGGCAAACTTTAAAAAAGGCGATAACGTTAAGTTAGTCGCTGTTATTCCAGAAGGTCCAGTAGAGTCAATGCGTATGGATGAGGACGGCAACGTTCAGTATTTGATTTCGTGGACTGACGTTAACGGTGTAGTGCAATCTCGTTGGTTTGATGAGGCGCAACTGACAAATGATTAAAAGGTAACGGCGCATGTTTGGTATAAGTACTTTCTCGCAAGCGCCGTTTTCCTCGTTGGGTGGATTAACGTTTAATGTTGTTGTATCTGAAACGTCTCAGCTATCGCATACACAAACAGTAGTAGCAGCAGTGCTTAATGTGGTGCAATCTGAAACAGCACGCGCATCAGATTCAGTAAATCGGGCCTATACGGGGCTTGGGTTAATTTCAGAAACCGCGCAGCTTTCAGATAGCCAAACAGTAGTAGCAACATTTGCTGGGGTAGTAGCGGAGTCCGGGTTTTTCTTTGCGGCTGAAACCGCAAGCTTCGTTGCGGCAGGGGTTGTATCAGAAACGGCGCAATTATCTGATACGCAAGACAGTATTTATGTTGGTAACGTAGCAGTAAACGAAACGGTTTATGTAAATAGCACCGAAGAGGCGCAAGCAGCGTTTGTCGGGCTGATGTCTGAAACAGTGCAGTTTAGCGACGAGTATTACGGCAACTTCCAGTTTGATGAGGATGTTGTTGAGATAGTTGAGTTTAATGCTGTAAATACTGCAACAGCAAGCTATCTTGTTAGTTTAGATGAAACGGTGCAGGTAGTAGAAACACAGGATACATTTAACGTATTTTTTGTTAACCAAGATGAAACAATAGAAGTAAGCAGTACTGAAGCGGCAGCGGCGGTGTTTGTTTCTGCGGTGTCTGAGTCAGTCGTGCTGTCCGATGCTTATGCTTTACAAACAGACTTTGCAGCAGTTGTGTCGGAGTTATCGCAACTTGGAGACCCAATTACCGCAGTAGTTACTTTTGTTGCAGGGCAAAGTGAAACCGCGCAGGTTGTCGATTCTTCACAAGCCAGTATTATTTACAGGGCTAGTAATGATGAATCTATAACGGCTACGAGTACCGAAATTGCAGCGGCAACGTTTATTGCAAACATTAGCGAACTCGGGCAGTTAAACGCAGAAGATTCAGTAATAACAACGTTCGTAGCCGTACAAAGTGAAACGGTTGAGGCAACAGATACAAATACGGCGGCAGCAAGTTTCATAGTTTCGTTGCAAGAACAAGTTAGTTTTTATGATGTTAACTTTGCGCGATATCTGTGGGAGTTAATTAACGATGCGCAAAATCCAAATTGGCAAGTATTTAATTCAAATGGCGGAACAGGTTGGGCTTTAATAGATGACAATCAAATTGATACTTGGCAAAATATGAATACGGCGGGTGGTGCGTCTTGGGGTGAACTTGATACCGATCCCGGCACTACGTGGAATAAAATAAACACGGTATAAACAATGGCGCTTGTACTAGCAGATCGCGTACGTGAGACCACCATAACTACTGGTACAGGCACCGTTACGCTTGGTGGTGCGGTTACAGGGTTCCAGACTTTTTCGGTTATTGGCAACGGTAACACCACGTATTACACCATCGCAGGGCAAGGCACTGCTGAATGGGAAGTCGGTGTTGGTACATATACGTCTTCAGGTACGACGCTATCCCGCGATACGGTGCTTGCTTCAAGCGCTGGTGCCCCCACTAAGACAACGTTTTCTGCTGGTACCAAAGATGTATTTGTAACGTATCCAGCAGAACGCTCCGTTTATTCCAACGGTACTGATATTGTGCCAGACACTGCGGCTATATTAAACGTAGTTTCAGGCGGTACAGGACAGTCAAGCTATACCAATGGACAACTGCTTATTGGTAACACCACCGGTAATACATTAACCAGAGCAACTTTAACAGGCACTTCCAATCAAATAATTGTAACAAATGGCGCAGGTTCAATCACGCTTACAACCCCGCAAGATATAGCTACATCGTCGAACGTACAATTCAATTCATTAGGCGTTGGTACAGCAGGTTCTGCTACTGCCGGGGAAATCCGCGCTACAAACAACGTCACAGCATATTATTCCTCAGACCGCACCCTGAAAGAAAACATCCGTGACATTCCTGATGCGTTGTTAAAAGTTTGTGCTATTGGTGGTAAATTATTTGATTGGAAAGATGCGTATATTAAATCTCGTGGCGGCGCTGATGGATATTTTGTTCAAAAATCTGATTTTGGCGTAATTGCACAAGATGTAGAGGCACAGTTTCCAATAGCCGTTCGTAAACGTGAAGACGACACTCTTGCGGTTGACTATGAAAAAATGTGTGCCTTGGCGTTTGCTGCAATTGCAGAACTTCGCGCTGAAGTTGAGGCGCTGAAAAAGAAATAAAATTTGAGATTGACGCGCTAAAACGCCGATAAAGGAAAGACAATGCCAAGTTCATATTCTACCGATCTACGGATCGAACTCATTGCTAACGGCGAGAAGACCGGTACATGGGGCACCATTACCAATGATAATCTTGGGGTAATTATTGAGGACGCGATTTCTGGTTTGGCGTCAGTTACTACGGTTTTAGCTAACCAAGCATTAACTGCTCAAAACGGCGCGGCTGACGAATCCCGTTGTGCGGCGCTATCGCTAAACACTTCGACAGGCGCTGATTATTCGGTGTATGTCCCACCGGTTACTAAACTGTATGTCGTTCAGAACGCCTCATCAGCGTACACCGCCACTATTTATGCCAGTACAAATTTGGGCAATACGACACCAGCAGGAGCTTGGGTTTCGGTACCACCCCTGAGCACGGTGCTAGTTCGGTGTGACGGAGTAAACATACTTCCTCAGTTTGATACGTTTACTATTCCTATTTCTAGCTCAAGTTCGTTGTATTTAGGCGCAACACAAACCGCTACTATTAGCGTTGCCAACCCAGCGGTTATTACTGTAGCCACTTCCCCTGCTAACGGCACTGCTGTTAGTTTTTCAACTACTGACACTTTACCCACAGGGCTTACTCCGGGAACCGTCTATTACGTAGTTAATAGAACAACCACTACGTTTAATGTTGCTTTGACTGTAAATGGGGCAGGAGTACAAACTTCTGGTGCTGGAATTGGCACACACACCGTTAGTGCAATAAGCCTTACGGTTAATCCAGATTCAGCGTCTAACGGCCAGCAAATTGCTACTACAAAGTTTGTAACAGATGCTATTGTACAAGTTCCATCCGCTACTAAACTAACAACGGAAAACTGGGAAGTAGAAGAAGTATTTGCTAACCAAACAGCGACTATTACTATTGCCACTCCCGCAGTAGTAACAGTACCTGTTGCGCCCGCTGACAGTACGCCAGTTTCTTTTTCTACGACAGGCGCGTTACCAACCGGCATTACTTCCGGAACGGTTTATTACGTGTTTGATTCTGCAAGCACTACGTATGAATTATCGACAGATACAGGTAAATCACAAACAGCCTCAATTACAGGTGGCGCTTCATTTACGGGGCGCATTGATAACGGCACAATAGGAAATGCAGGTACAACTCTCACTGTAACTACTGTTGCTAGTGGTACTTTATCTATTGGGCAAGTAATTACGGGTACTGGAATATCGGGCAGTACCACTATTACTGGGTTTGGTACTGGTTCGGGGTTGACTGGTACTTATACAGTTAATAACTCCCAGAGCGTAGCTTCTACTAGCATTACCGCAATAGCAACTCCCGGCGTTATTACTGTATCAAGCGCGGTATCCACTAACGATGTTGTTGTATTTTCTACAACAGGCGCGTTACCAACAGGGCTTGTGGCTGGCACAAAATATTGGGTAGTAAACAGCACGGGCACAACGTTCAACGTAGCAACTACCCGTGGTGGAGTGGCAATTAATACTAGTGGTGTGCAATCGGGCACGCATACGGTGGTTTCGTACACACTCATAGATACATCAGGAGGACAGTCGGGGGTTCACACAGAAACCGTGTCTAAAATTTATTTTTCGTATATTGGCGTGAATAAAATGTCTTTGGATTCTGGCGGTACCTTAACCACTGTTGGAAACATAATAGCGTTTGGAACCGTATAAGTAAGGAGTCTACGTAATGGCAATTCCGGGTCCCGGCACAGCTATATCAATTAATACGATTGCTACTGAGTTTGGTGGCACCGTACCCCATTCTCTTAGTGAATACTATCGTGGTGGAGGGCTAGTTCCAAATACCCCCGGTAACGCCGCCATTCCTACATCCGGGCAAATTGCGTTGGGCGATTTTTACGGTTCTGCTAATCGGACGCAAGTAGCGCTAACAATCGCTGCCGACACACTTAACTACGATGTATATACTAATCGCACTCCGGGATATGTTGCTGGGTCTACTGACCTTACAGTCACAGTAAATGCTGGAGTAACCGTTGGCAGCGCGACCGTACCAGCTTACGCTATGCTTGTTCCATCGGCGTTTAGCCCAGCCGATACAGTAACAATCATTAACAATGGCGTAATTCAGGGTATGGGTGGAACGGGCGGGGCCGGTGCAAGCGTAGGTGCAGTTGGTGTTTACCCCGGAGGAGTTGGAAATGCGGGGGGTTCGGCACTATACGTTAATCGTCCTACCATCGTGACTAATAATGGTACTGTCGCGGGGGGCGGTGGCGGTGGCGGTGCTGGTGGCGGTAAGAAAGTTCAAGTTAACCCAATGCTTATTGCTGCGTCAGGTGGTGGTGGTGGGGGTGGTGGTTCTGGTAGAAATGGTGGCGTTGGAGGTGCTGGGGGCGGAACTGCGGCACCCGGTAATCCTAGAATTAGTGGTTCTCCGGGTAGTACTGGTACTAGTCCTGCTGGCGGGGCTGGGGGCGCAGGAGGATCTCCCCCAGCAGGCTATGTCATAGGCGGGACCGGTGGGACTGGTGGGGGGCGCGGCGCAGTAGGCGCTACTGGCGGTAGCAGTACGTCGCCGTCCGGTACTCCTATCGCACAAGCTACTGGAGGGGGTGGCGGGGCAGCAGGTAACTACATTGTTGGAAACCCATTTGTTACTTGGCCCGCCACAGGAACACGGCAGGGCGGAGTTGCTTAATACAAAGGAAAAGTTATGAGCGCTATTTACATGAAAATCCACGGGTATGATGAAGCTTCATCGTCATTACTTGTTTCGTTTGCTTCCGATAAAACTAAGTACCAAGACCCAAGTATGTATCCTGCGTATGCGTATCAACCAATGAAAATGTGGCCTGATATTGAAGACATGGAAGTAATAAAAAAACGTATTGCATTAGCAGGTTTAAGCTTAACAGAAGACCAAGCTAGAGAAGAAAAATTTATCGCGGACCCAGTTAAAGTAGAACAATATAAAGATCTTATAGGTAAAGAATTTTCTTTTGACCCAGAAATTCTTATATCCGCAGGAGTTGTATAACAATGCCGATATATATCAGTAAACTTATACCTCTTGAGTTTTGCCAATTTTTTACACATGTGTTGATGCGGCAAGCTGATATAGCACCGCGTGGGGATGAACAAATTCCTAACGCTAAAGCAATTATGGATCACGAAGTGTTGTTTGAAACGCTACATGAAAGATTGTGGCCTACAGTGGAAAAAGCTGTCGGGGAAGAATTAATCCCTACTTACGCATATGCTAGGTTATACAGTAATGATGATGTGCTAAAAAAGCACAAAGATCGCCCCGCTTGTGAAATAAGCGTTACGGTTCAGTTGGGTAGATCCCATAACTATGCTTGGCCTATTTACATGGGCGACCAGCGATTTGATTTAGCTGAAGGTGACGGTGTTGTATATCCCGGTTGTGATGTAGAACACTGGAGGGACAAATGCGACGGCCCAAAAGATTATTACTCCGGGCAAGTATTTCTTCACTTTGTTCGAAAAAACGGGCCTCACAATCAAGAAGCTGGTGATAGCACAATACGTGATGTTTATTCTTACGCAAAAAATAGAAGTTTTTTAATGGAGTGCAAATGATTTTTCCAATACCTCCTCGAAATTCTGCTGGTAAAGACTTTATCGCGTACTGGGAAGGATTTCTTACCGACGCTGAAATTAATCTTTTACTTGCACAACCTGAATGGATGAGCGTGGAAAATGGCTGTATAGGCGATCAGGATGGAGAAAATATGATGGATAAAAGCATCCGGTCATCTCAAATTAACTGGGTCGGCGTGAAACCTGAGCTACGACACATTTGGGAAAAGCTTGCTATAGCAGTTGCCGAAGTTAATAGAAGGTTCTTCCATTTTGAATTGACTGGTTTTTATGAGCCGATGCAGCTTGGTGTATATCAAGGCGGGGAAAAAGGACATTATGACTGGCACATTGATGCTACACCTGTAGATTCTTGTGCGCCCCGTAAGCTATCAATGGCACTACTGCTATCTGATCCTACGGAATTTGAAGGTGGGGAATTTCAAGTAAAAGTAGCTAAAGACGTAACGGATACGCTGGAATGTAAACGTGGAAGGGCATGGTTTTTTCCGTCCTATGTTTTGCACCGGGTGGCTCCTGTAACTAAAGGGGTGCGTAGATCGGCGGTGCTTTGGGTGGGCGGACCGGAATTTCGTTAATAAACTTATTTCAGGAGGCAATATGAAATCATATTTTCTGGCACGGGCTAAAGAGCCATCAACATGGCGCGGTGCTTTTATGTTTTTAACAGCAATCGGTATTCCTATTGCGCCGCAAATGGCGGACGCTATTATTACAACCGGGCTGGCTATTGTTGGTCTGATTGGTGTGATTGCTCCCGATAAAAAATGAAAGAGAACTTTGCCGCCGCATTGCAAGCCATCTTGAAGCATGAGGGGGGTTTCGTTCACCACAAGCTCGACCCCGGCGGCATGACCAATCTGGGCGTAACCAAAAAGGTCTGGGAAGAGTGGGTGGGGCACGTTGTTGACGAAAAGGCAATGCGCGCTCTGACACCCGAGGTAGTGGCTCCCATGTACAAGCGTAAATACTGGGATGCGGTTAAAGCTGACGAGATGCCGGACGGTCTGGACTACCTGATGTTTGACTTTGCGGTCAACGCTGGGCCGGGGCGGGCGATCAAGACCATGCAAAAAGCCATCGGTGCTACCCCAGACGGAGCTATCGGACCCAAGACCATGGCGGCATTAAAAGCTGCCAATCAAAGCGAATTAGTGGCAAAATTCAGTGCAGAAAAAGAAACGTTTTACCGCAGTCTGCCTACGTTTGCGACCTTCGGTAAAGGGTGGCTGCGCCGCGTTGCGGAAGCCAAGACCCACGCTGAAACCATGCTGGCCTGATAAGGAACAACCATGCCATTGCAGAAACTTCAATTCCGTCCGGGTGTGAACCGAGAAGGCACTACATTAGCCAATGAGGGTGGTTGGTATGACTGCGATAAAATTCGTTTTCGTTCGGGTTACCCTGAGAAGATTGGTGGTTGGGCTGCACTGTCTTACAACACATTTTTGGGCGTATGCAGGTCACTGTGGAACTGGGTAACGCTGAAGCAATACAATTTGATGGGTGTAGGCACCAACTTAAAATTCTATGTAGAAGATGGCGGTGAATATTATGACATCACGCCTATCCGTGAAACTAACGGCAATACGGCTTCTGCTGGCCCACCAGTAGTTAATTTATCCACAATTGTGCTAACAGCCAGCGGAACGGTTTTAACTGTTTCGGATAGCGCCGCAGATACTTTGCAAGTAAATGATTTTGTTACGATTGCTGGCGCAAACACAATTGGCGGTGTGGACGTTAATGGCGAGTATCAAATTGCAACAGTTATTTCTGGTACATCATACACCGTTACTTTAGCCACAGCTACTACGGGCACGGCTTCAAACGCGGCTATTACGATTGCTTACCAAATCAATACTGGTTTTGCCACGTATACCATAGGCACGGGATGGGGGGCTGGGCCGTGGCCGCTTTATTCAACACTAACATTAACCAACCCTTTTACCGCTTCCGGTACCGGAGTTTCGGTATTAACAGTAACAACTCCTAACCCACATGATTTAACCACGGGTAACTCGGTGTTTTTTGCAAGTATTTCTTCAAATGCTTGCGGTATAAACCGATTAGCTTTGCAAAAAGCTTTTCAAGTCACAGTTACTGGCGCAAATACTTTTACTATCTCGACGGTAATTGGTATTGCTCCCGGTCCGGTTATTACGTACACAACGTCTTCCACGGCAGCAAGTGGGGGCGCAGTCACGATGTATGTTCCGACGCCGCTACCTACTACTGCGAACAATGTACGAAACTGGGGTTCTGGTTTTACCACTGGCTTTAATTTGCAATTACGTTTATGGAGCCAAGCTAACTTTGGCGAACGTCTGTTATTCTCCCCTCGCGGAAGTGCGCTATATGTTTGGGACCCCGGTTCAGGCGCAACCCCTGCGTACAACACTCGCGGTACAGTCGTTACAGGCACAGACGTACCGTCTAAAATTAACCAGATTATGGTGTCGGATACTTCGCGTATTACGATTGCGTTTGGTTGCAACGACTACGGTGCTTACGACACTACGCCCATAGACCCCTTACTTATCCGTTGGTCTGAACAAGAAAGTTATACAGGTTGGACGCCAGCCGCCACAAACCAAGCAGGTAGCTATCGGTTGTCTCACGGGTCTGAGATTGTAGGCGCATTACAAACCCGCCAAGAAATTGTAGTTTGGACTGATGCGTCTATTTACGCTATGCAATATTTGGGACCGCCACTTGTGTACGGTTTCACATTGCTTGCGGACAATGTCTCACTAATTGCCCCCAACGCTATGGCGACTGCTTCTGGTGCTGTGTATTGGATGGGTGTAGACAAGTTTTATATGTACTCAGGCCGGGTCGAAACGCTGCCGTGTTCGGTGCGTCAGTTCATCTTTAACGACATCAATCGAGATCAAGAAGCGCAGTTTAACGCCGGTACTAACGAAGGTTATTCCGAAGTCTGGTGGAACTATTGTTCTAAGAAGTCAGATGTAATTGATCGTTACGTCATCTTTAACTATCTGGATCGCGTCTGGTATTACGGAACCCTTGATCGCACGGCTTGGTTGGACTCTCCATTACGCCCATACCCAATGGCGGCAACGGCTGGTAACATAGTTGTGTACCACGAAGCAGCGGTAGATAACGGTTCAACCAATCCGCCTACCCCAATCAACGCTTATATTCAATCATCTGACTTTGATATTAGTGACGGCCACAACTACGGGTTTGTATGGCGAATGATTCCAGATATTACTTTTGATGGTTCAGACACCACAGGACAAACTTCTGATAAACCTTACGTGCAGTTTACGGTACGCCCAAAACAAAATCCCGGTTCTAACTATGGTGCGACTTTGCCCCGTCAAGTAACCTCCGCGCAAAGCTACGCCGGAGAAACTACTTACAACGTGCAGCAGTTTACCGAAATTATTTATAGTCGGGTGCGTGGACGCCAGATGGCGTTTAAAATTGAATCAAATAGTATTGGCACCCAATGGCAGTTAGGTGTGCCACGTATTGATGTGCGTCCTGACGGTAGAAACTAATGGCTGGCAAAGAAAGACTCGACCCTACTAAAGCGCCAGCGCTACCGTTTGCGCCGGTTGAGTTTGATCGTGGGTATACAGATACGACGCATAACATTTTGCGGCAGTATTTCAACACAATAGATAACTTTGTACAGCAACTACTAGATAAGAGCGGTACACGTTTTCTTAGGGCACCTTACGGAGCGTTTCAAGATACAACGTCTCAAACGTTGGCTGCAAATGTACCCACTGCGATGTTGTTTAATACAACAGACTACGCGGCGGATGTGTCGTTGGTAAGCAACTCCAGACTAACCGTTACTTACGCCGGAATATACAACTTACAGTGGTCTGGGCAATTCCAAAACGCAGATAATGATATTCACAATATATCCATCTGGCTACGTAAGAACGGGGCGGGGCCGGGGTCAGACATCCCGGGGTCTCGTGGAGTCATTTCTGTACCCGCTAGGAAAAGCGCAACCGCCGGAGATGAGGGCAAAATTATTGCTGGTTGGAATTATTTCGTAGAGCTTCAGGCGGGGGAGTTTGTAGAAATCTGGTGGGACACAGATAGTGCTTTAGTGACGTTGCAAGCATATCCAGCAGACTCCGCAGTGTTTACTGGCTCTATATCGGGTACAACGATGACAGTATCCGCTATGACTTCCGGCACAATTAAGCTTTACTCTAGCGTAGTGGGTACGGGAGTGGCGGTGCCTACTTTTATAACCGCTTTAGGCACGGGCACAGGCGGAGTAGGAACTTATACTGTTGATACATCGCAGACCGTAGCTAGTACAACTTTGACAAGCACTTTATTCCCCAGCACTGCCTCGTCCGTAGTAACACTGAGCTTTGTATCGGCGTTGCCATGAGACAGACGCTTTACAAAGACGAAGAAGTGATCTTCCTGTGCGACTACTTACGAGACATAGGTAAGGTGGCTTTGCACTTGAATATAGCGCCGGGGGCGTGGTCGCCGTCAAAGTTCAAAAGGTACTATAGTATTTTTGTTAACACTATAGCACCGGAGTTAAAGGCGGAGGGGTACAATGAAGTTTATGCAACCCCCTTCGAGAATGACGTAAAAGCGCGTAAACTTATTGCAATGTTTGGATTACACGAGTATGGGCAAAACATGGGCCTCATACTAATGAAGAAGGAGATTTAACATGCCTACTGCCGTAGCCGCTGGAATAGCTAGTACCGCTTTATCTGCTCCTGTTGTAGCGGGGGGATTGGGTGCTTTAGGAACTGGTCTTGTCGCTGGCTCTACTTTAGCCGGTGGTGCCGGTATTTTTTCCAACTTTATGGCGGGGGCTGCGCCGGGCCTTACAGGTACGTTAGGGGGCGCAGCAATGACTCCTACTATCGCCTCTTTGGCTCCCGCCGCTACGGCACAGGCCATGGGTCCCTCGATGCTTCAGTCAGCAGGATTAGATGCGCTCAAATCACAGGCAATAGGTGGCGGCGTCCAACAAGCAGCGGCACAGCAGGCATCTAACTTGGCGTTTCAACAAGCGGCAGCACAAAACATGGCAGGGGGGTTAGCAAGCCCAATGTCGCAAATGGGGGCTAAGTTTTTAACTCAATCCCAAGCTGCCGGAATGCCTATTGCAAACGCGAGTAACATTAATTTTTTAAATTCAGCAACTGCTGGTGGAAATGTAATGCCAGCAGAAACACTTGGTTCTCAAGTAGCAACCACTAGTCCCTACGACTTATCCGCAGGGTTTAGACAAGGACTTGACCCAAGAGTGCTGCAACAACCAAGTTTGTCCAACCCCACAGTATCCCCATTAAACACTACACAAGCTGCTAACCCCGCCGACATCGTGGGTCGCTCAATCCGTCCCAATCAAAACTTTGTGCAGAATCTTGGCAATATTAGTTCGTTCCAAGACGTAAAAGACTACGCTTCAGAGCACCCCTACGCTACAAGTGCTATGGCCGGGCTTGGTGCTATGGGGCTTGCAAAAATGATGGAGCAAAAGAAAGTTCCAAAACCTGAAGACAAAGCAATGATCCGCCCGTATACGTATGAGCGCACCCAACGCCCTGAAGCGTATGCAACTAGCCCCGGCATGGATTCTAGTGAACGCTTGTATTTTAACGATCAATTTATAGCTGGCGAGCCCTATAAAGCAGCAGAAGGCGGAATAGCTGCGGCATACGCAATAGGGGGGCAAGTCGAACAAATGGCCGCGATGAATGCAGTCGGTCAAAACACAGGTTACCCCATGGCAAACCTGCAAACTCCTATGTATTCCAATCCAGCAATACAACGGCCTGAAGCCACAAACATTATTGCTCCGTCTGTAGACGCTGGTGTAAATGCGTATAGCGGGGAGCCAAGGTTTGCCCAAGGAGGTGGAACAAAAACAGAAGGGGAGTATAAGTACTCGTACGATCCACAAACCATGCAGTTTACTCAGGCAACCGCCCCTGTCACGAGGACGATAGTACGTAACATAATGACAGCTCCTACAGGCGAGTACACCGCAGGGCCTGTTACTAATACAGGCGCAAAAATATCTGGCGGTATCACTACTCCTGCTATGGGGCCAATGCAACCCCAGCAAGCTACGCGAATTAATGTTCCTGCGTATCAAAGCCCTGAACAGCAATTGGGTCTAGGTGGGTTTTACGACTACATGAATCAGCAGTTGGCCGGTTATGGTGGTTACGCTGCGGGCGGCAATGTTGGTGGGGGCATATCCCATTTGGGGGATTACTCTGATGGCGGTCGTTTATTGAAAGGACCCGGCGATGGAGTTTCGGATTCTATCCCTGCTGTTATTGGTAAGCGGCAACCTGCTCGTCTTGCTGATGGTGAATTTGTGGTTCCCGCACGTATTGTGTCCGAACTTGGAAACGGTTCCACTGAAGCCGGTGCCCGTAAGCTCTACGCGATGATGGAACGAGTGCAAGCTTCGCGCAAAAAAAGCATAGGCAAGAAAAAAGTCGCAGTAAACAGTAAAGCCGATAACCATTTACCAGCGTAAAGATGCCCCTATACCAGATTACTTCGGCGCAGTTACCCCAAGTGTGGCCTGTTGTTGCGCCAATGTTGCAAAGAGCAATTGATTTAGACCCCGAGTTAGTAACCTCGGAACAAGTTGAATACGCAATACGTACAGGGCGCACTTATTTATTAATTTGGGATGAACCGGACGAAGGCATTACTGGCGCAGTTACGGTAGATATTATTGACTACCCACGCGAGCGTGTAGCACATGTAAATTTAATGGGTGGTAAAGGCATAGTGCGTCCGCATGTGTTTGACGAAGCTAAGAATTGGATGCGTCTAATGGGCGCTACTACTGCACAGTGTTGGGCTAAAGGTACCTTAGTTCAAATGTATGAAAAAATGGGTATGACCAACACTCATCAGGTAATGAGGGAAAAATTATGATTATCCGCAATAAGTTTAACGGCTACGTAAACGGCAACAACCGACTTTATCCCGGTGGTGGTGGGGGCAGCCAACAACAACCCACAAGCTCAACGCAGACTACGACAACGATTCCGGAATACGCCCGCCCTTACGTTGAACGAATGTTGGGTAAGGCTGAAGCCTTCTCGGAAGCCCCTTATCAAGCTTACGGTGGGCAACGTATTGCTGGGTTTTCGCCCATGCAGGAACAAGCATTTCAAGGTGCGGCTAACTTAGGCCCTGCGAAACAATTAGGAACCGGCACGCAACTTGCAGGTATTGCGGGGCTTGGCAGTTTGGGTGCAGGTCGGCAGTATGCACAACAAGCTACGTCTCCCGGCGCAATGCAGGCTTACATGTCGCCTTATATAGAAAACGCTATGGCTCCGCAGCTTAGAGAGGCAGCGCGTTCTTCAGCCATGATGGGCCAACAAAACCAAACTCAAGCCGTACAACAAGGTGCGTTTGGCGGATCTCGTTCAGCCATTGTTGAAGCTGAACGCCAACGCAATCTTGCGCAACAGCAGGGTGATATTTACGGTCGTGGTATGCAAACGGCCTACGAGCAGGCTCGACAGGCGCAACAATTCGGTGCTGACTTAGGGCTACGCGGTTATGGTTTAGCTGGGCAAATGGCCGGTACGCTGGGGCAATTGGGTCAGACTCAGTTTAATCAGCAACAAGGCGCAATCCAAGCGCAGGCAGCGGCGGGTGCGCAACAGCAGGGTCTGGAGCAGCAAAAACTCAGCCAAGCTTACCAAGACTTTCTTACCCAGCGCGGTTATCCACAACAGCAGTTGTCGTTTATGTCGGATATCTTGCGCGGTGTTCCGCTGGGTCAGCAGACTCAAGTGCAGTATCAGGCTCCGCCTCCGATGACATCGCAGCTTGCTCAGTTGGGTCTGGGTGCGTACGGCGTCTCGCAGATGATGAAGAAAGAGGGCGGTGTTATTAAGGGCTACGCTGAAGGTGGTATAGCTGACGCTGCGCCGCAAGAAAACGTGCCCCAAGGTAACGTGCCTAACACTATGCCAATCGACAAGTTGCGCTCTGTGTTGGGTGATATGTCCGAGGACCAGTTAGATCAGGTGGCCGCAGGTGCAGCAGACGCCACAACACTTGCGTTAGTACAGGAACAGAAGTCGTTAAACGCACGGATGCGCAACGCTAATATATTGGCGGAAGCTATCCCCCAGACTACGATCAAAGATGAGATGGTCGCGGCTGATGAGGCTGCTGACTCGGGTATTGCTGCTGCTCCACTCCCTGCGGCTATGTTTGCGGATACAGCGGTTGGCGAAGCTCCTGAAGAACTAGCTATGCGTGGTGGCGGCATTGTGGCTTTTGCTAAGGGTAAGGAAGTTAAAGAAACTAAAGCTGCGCCCACACCTGCGGATACGTATAGCGCCGACATAGCAGCGGTACGAGCTATGGATCCAAAAGCAGCGTTTACGTCTAAAGAAGACCGCCGGGCCAACGTAAAAGAAGGCGTTACGTTTATGGAAGAACTGATGGGGCCTGATAAGACCATCGAGATGGCGGAGAAGATTGCTAAGGCGTCAGAGTTAAGTCCAGAAGCTGAGTCCCGAGCCAAAATGGCTACAGCGTTTGAAATGATGGCGGCGTTTGGAGAACCAACACCGTTTGCTACTGCGTTTGGTAAAGCAGGTGCAATAGCGGGCCGTAACATTAAAGAGTTTGAAAAACTTAAGCGCGAGGCAGATAACAAAGCTAACGAACTGCGGCTTAATACTGCGCGGTACGAACGTGCAGAACAACGCGGTAAGATTAGTGAAGCGGCTAAATTTGCAGATCGGATTGAGCAAAACCAAAAAGACTTGTATACGCTTCAGGCTGCGCAAAAACAAGCAGTTACAGGTCTTAGCGGTAGACAAGCAGAAATGGCGCAGGCTAAAGACCTTGCTGAAAAACAAATTGCAGTACAACGGGAGCAGATTGCAGCTACTCGTGCGGGTCAGTTTAATTTGGACCGTGAACTGCTTAACGCAGAAATGCAAAAAGGTGTTGAAGAGTACCGCGCTATAAATAACGGTAAAGACCCTGTTGGTAAAGACTTGGCAAATATCCGTGCCCAAGCAGCAAACAAAGCAGCGGAGATGCGACGTAGTCTTAATCCATATGCAGCGTTGACGGCAGGGACAGGGCAGGCAAACGTTATCCAAGACGAGATGCTGGCAATAGATAAGCAGCTATCTAACTTGTCGTTGGGTATACCGTTGCCAGAAGGGCAAACAGTAGAAAACCTTCGTGCTCGCCGTACAGACTTACAAAAACGTTATGACGCAGCCCTTAGTGCTACCCCCGGTAGAGCTACGCAACCTCCTCCCCCTGCGGCGGGCGCAACTACACCACAAGTGGGACAAATATTTACGGACGCAAAAGGCAATAGAGCTAAATACATAGGCGGGGACCCCAAAGACCCTAAATCTTACCAAGCGGTATAACAGCTATGGCTTTTGACCCAACGACAGCGCGTCCAGTAGAAGTAACACGGGGGTTTGCATTTGACCCGTCAACGGCAACATTGGAAACAGAAACCCCGCGTGTAACGGGTTTTGACCCCTCTACTGCTACCCCGTTTATTGACGCTCGTACTAAGACCGCCGAGCCTACACCTGAAGAGCAGTCTGTATTTAGGCAGGTTGCGGACGTGCCGTTGCAGTTGCAAAAAGGTTTGGTCACAGGCGTTCGGCTTATCTCTGATGCGTTTGGGGCAGATAGCACCACGTCTAAAAACCTACGCTCCGTAGAAGACTACCTAGCTGGACTAATGTCTGCGCAGTCCAAACAAGACTCGCGTGAGCAGGCTAGGATTATGAAAGAGGCCGAAGACAAAGGCATCTTGGATCAAGTTGTAGCGGGTGTTAAGGCACTAGCTGTTGCACCAGTAGATACCGTTGTTAACGCGTTAGGTACATCGGGCCCAGCTATTGTTGCAGGTCTTACGGCTACTGTGGCAGGTGCACCTGCGGCAGCTATTCTTGGCACTACAGCGGCAGTTGGTTCAGTTATGGGTGCTGGTACCATCAAAGGCGCTATTTACGAAACTGTTACAGAAGAGCTTGTTAAAGCAGGTTTGAAACCCGCTGAAGCCGAAGCGCGGGCTATAAAGGCGCAGGAGTACTTTGGCGAGAACATGGGCATGATTACCACGGGTGCTGGCCTTGGTACGCTCGAAGCTATTACAGGTGCACAACCTGCTATTGCCCGGATGATTGCCAGTAAGATTACGCGCAAAGGCGCAACAGAAATAGCAGAAGACGTAGCCGAACAAGCAGCCAAAGGTTACTTTGGCGCAGCAACAAAAGCAGCTGCAAAAGAAGCGGCCCCTGAATTTCTCCAAGGTGCACAGGAACAACTGGCGAAGAACCTCGCCCTTCAGGAAGAAGGTTTTGATGTGCCTACGATGCGTGGTGTTGTGGCGCAGGGTACGTTGGAAGCTGCTGCTGGTGCTGGTCTTGGTGCAACTACTGGGGTGGCTCAAGTTGCTATGGAGCGCCGTGCGGATACGCAAGAACAAAGAGAAATAGATGCGTTACAAGCGGAGATTGAAAAAGAAACAGGTCAGGTTGTAGCCGGGGCAGAACCGACTATTGAAGAAGGAGTTATTGATGTCACCGAACCTTCACCAGCTATCGACGGAACAGTTGAGCCTAGCGCTGCTATGCCTGTCGGAGGAGTTGAAGCCGCTACCGCAGGAGTTGAAACACCTCTCGCATCTGGACTGGCTACTGCTGAGCAACTTACTGGAGCACCTATTACTGGAGCAGCAGTACAACCTACACCACTAACCCAACCGCTACCCACCCTTGAGCAAGCACAGGCGGTAGTAGACTCGCAGCCAAACAAAGATCAACTACAAATTATAGAGGCCCCTGATGGAGGCTTTGTCGTTGCACAACGTGCTCCTGTCGTTGAACCTACTGTTGTGGCTCCTATTGCCCCTGCCCCTGTGGTGGGAGAAGCAGCCCCCGTGGAGACAGGTGGAGTTGCTCCGGAAGCTATACAGCCTGCTGTACAAATTGCCCCAGCCGAAGCGCTGGAAGCAGCGCCTGTTCCTGAAACTGTTGAGCTTGTAGCCGAAGAAGTTGCGCAGGAAGAAGAAGCCTTTGCACGTGCTGCTGAAGAAGTCATTACCCCCACGGAGGAACCCAGTGTCGCTGAAGCCATTGAAACCGTCCAAGCAAAAGAAGAAAGACCGCAAGAAACTGCCGCCACCGTCGCAGCCATAGCCGAACAAGCCGAAGCCCCTGTACGTAAACGTGCACCGGGGGCTGGGCGCAAGAAGTCTGAGGTTGCTAAAACAACGGAAGAACGTAAGGCACAAGCTGGGGACTTGATCCAAGACGCCCGTGACATCGAAGGTCGGGCTAAAGCTATCCAAAAACTATCATTAGGTTTCGCTCCCGAGCAGTTCGCTAAGCGTGGAGTTAGCGCCGAGGATGCGCAGACGGCCTATGAAGAAGCTGAGTCTGCACGCAAGGAAGACTTGTGGAACAACAAGATGTACTTGTACATCGCCAGCGTAGACCCCACACGCCGCGACACTAAGGCCGGTCGGGTTGCACGGGAAGCCGTGGCTACGTTCACTCCACAAGAACAAGCACAGTACAAAAAACTTTACGCCGACTACAAGGCAGAACAACGTGGCGCACCGTTGAAGTCCACAAGCATCTACTTGTCGGACGACGCAGATCCTAAGTTTAACTCAGCCACAACTGCACAGCAGGCACTGCGCCGGATAATGAACACCGGCAAGCCGTTTGAGAAGCTGCTGGCTCAACGTCTGTTGAATGCAGTCAAGGGCGTACAGTTTGTCGTAATCCGCTCAGACACTAAGCTACCTGCGGAGATAAACAAAGCATTCAAAGAGACTACCCAAGGTGTGTACTCCGAAGCGCGTAAGACTATTTATGTGCGGGACGCAAGCTTTGGCGATGTCAATGGCATAAACAACACAACCGTACTGCACGAGGCTTTGCACGCTGCGACTACCCTGCGCTTGGATTACGCATTGGCTTTAGATGCGCAAGGTGAGTTAGATACCGCGCCTGCACTGCAAGCATTTGCGCAGATAATGACAAAAACGATGCAACGGGCTGAGCTTGTCTATCGGGTTGCTAAAGCAGAAGGGCGTTCCACTCCTTACCTTGACGCGTTGTATAAGGTGAACGCATTTACCGATGTGCGTGAGTTTGTGTCGTACGGCTTGACCGACAACATGATGCAGCAGTTCTTGGCTACTCAGGTGCCGGGAATGAAGATGTCGATGTACTCACGTTTTGTCGAAGCTATCCGCAAGCTGTTTGGGTTTGACGCTAACTCCCAGTCTGCCTTCCAAGACTTAGTTGTAACTACTGACGCACTCTTAAGCGAGCGCCTGCCTCGTGACGCAAGTCTTCTAGCCACTACGCCTGACACGTTGGCTGCAATAAAAAACAAAGGTAAAGAAGCTAAAGACTTCGATGCTAAGTTAAAGGACCCAAAAGCAGGACCAGAAGAGCAGCTTACTATTATTGGGCAGCTTATAAAAATACGTAGCTGGGATGATGCCGTAGATGTGATGTCTGACGTTTATAACGGTACAACCTCGCAGTTTCGTAACCCGCTTCTAAAGTCTTTGACCACGCGACAGCTAACTGAGCTCAAAGCGGCCAAGGCAATGATTGGAGGCGATGGTAAACCTGTTCTAGATACAACACTGCGTATCGCCGAGGACATGAATGGTGCTAAGTCCAAGATGTTGGATGAAACTGCTGACATGGCTAAAGTCTGGCATGAATGGCAGCGCGCTAATACAGGTAAGTCCCGCACTTTAAATCGGCTTATCCATCTCTCTACTATTAACCAGATTGATCCGTCGGTGGATACCCGGTCAGCTACGCTTACGCAGATGTATGAAGCGTTAGGTCCAGACGGCAAGAAACTGTACAACGATATTCGTGACTTTTACAAAGCCCGGTTTGATAAGTACAAACAGCTTCTGCTTGACCGTGTATCGCAGACAGAAGCAGACGAAGCGACTAAAGCGCAGATCATTGCAACGCTGGAAAAAGACTTTGAGAAATTACCACAGCCTTACTTTCCGTTAGTCCGCGAAGGTAAATACTGGGTGCGCATAGGCAATCCAAAAAGCCCGAACATGGAGTACTACATGTTTGAGGACCCACGTGAGCGTAACTTCTTTGTACGTCAACGTGCTAAAGAGCTAGGCACTACTGTAGAAGCGCTAAAGGCTGACGAAAGTAATATCTTTGCTACTGGCGACGACTTTAAAGTTGCTGTTGATGAGGGCATGCGCTCGTCCAAGACATTAAAAGATATTCTTGAGTTGGTAGATAACGCCAATATGGTGGATAAGGCGGCGTTAAAAGATGAGATACATCAGTTGTATTTCTCTACACTGCCTGAACAGAACTTCCGCAAGCACTTTATCCATCGTAAAGGCACGGCGGGTTTCCGCTCAGATGCGCTGCGTAACTTTGCTAAGTCCAGCTTTCACACCTCGGTGCAGTTAGCCAAGATTGAGTACGGTCAAAAACTACGAAACTCAGTAGTTAGAGCTTGGGATGCTACAAAAGGAATGCCTCAGCGGGAAGAATTGTATGCGCCGTTAATTACTGAAATGAAAGACCGCGTAGAGAACGTGCTGTCACCAGACCGCACTGATGCTATGGCTACTAAGTTTGCTAATGTGCTTGGTAGCGCCAGTTTCTTCTACTACATGAGTGCACCTGCATCCGCGCTGACTAACTTAACGGGTCTGTACGTTTTTGGTATGCCGGTTCTTAACGGTGAGTTTGGAGGGAAAGCAAACTTGGCACTCGCCAAGAACATGAACATATTTAAAGCAGTGGGCACAACCGATAAAGACGGTAAGTTTACGTTCCCTACATTGCTTTCAAAGCTGACTGGACATCGCCGGGATGCGTATATGGAAGCCCTGCGCCGTGGAAAAATTGATACGACGCTAACTTACGATACGCTCCAGCTTTCGCGCACTCCATCTGAACAGTATGACGGTGGTTCCACAACCACAAAAATTATGAACGCCATGGGGTACCTATTCCACCATAGCGAAAAACTTAACCGCGAAGTCATGTTTATGACCGCGTACGATTTAGCGTACGACCGTGCTACCAAAGATGGACGCGACGTAAAGACTGCACAGGAAGAAGCGTTGAACGAAGCCTCCCGGTTGACTGACGAGGCAATGTTCGATTACTCAGAGTTTAATAAACCTCGTTACTTCCGAGGCAATACAGCACGGGTGATTTTGCAGTTCAAAGCGTTTGCCCAACAGACTACGTTCTACTTAGTTAAAAACTTTAGGGCTATGTTTGGAGAGCAGCCCCCCGGAGTACGGCGCACTGCTGCTACTAAGTTTATTGGTACGCTAGGTATGACCGCCATGTTTGCAGGTGCTATGGGTCTGCCGTTAGTATCCGTTATCTCATACGCAATGTCGCTTTTTTCTGAAGATGAGGAAGACCCAGAACGTAGAAACCCTAAGCTGCGGTTTAAAAAGTTTTTAACTGATACATTCGGTCTCGACTTAGGTACGATTTTAGAACGCGGTCCTGTGTCATGGGCAACCGATGTAGACTTCCATGGCCGTACAAAGCTAGACCAGTTATGGTTCCGCGAGATGAAGGCTGGTAAGTCTGAACCTGAAACACTGCGAGAGTTTATTATTAATATGCTAGGCCCCAGCGTTGGAATGGGGATAAACGTTGCCGAAGCAATGCGCCGTATAAATAATGGCGATACGCAACGGGGTATGGAGTTGCTGCTTCCCGCAGGTTTACGTGGGTTTGCAGTAGCGTTCCGGCAACAAGGGGTTCCGTTTGTTGATAAGGGTGAGGGAGTAAAGACTCTTAAAGGGGATGTAATAGCTGCTCCAGAGGCTTTAACAGAAGCAAACCGTATAGCTACTATGGCAGGATTTGGCATTACCCGTGTAGCGTCAAAGCAGGAAAAGACAGCGCAGTTATATGCTGAAATTCAAAAACGAGAAGAACAACGTAGAGCAGCTTTAGATTTGTATAAAGATTTGCTGGATGGGTTTACGTTTAGCAAACGAGACGCCGCTATGCAAGCAGTTCTAAAGTTCAATAAAGCAAACCCATACGACGTTATAGATGGAGATGCTATTACTTCAACTATCGACCGAGAAGCTGAAGCGCGAGGCAAGTCTATAGACGGGTTACGTGTGAAAGATAAGCTACGTCCGTTAATCATGAAGATGATGCCAGCTAGTGCGCCCATGAAAAAAGCCCCCGACTAAGCGGGGGCAAAGGAGAGCGACGGCAGAAGGAGCTAACTTCGGAGGGTGCCGTCCGGCGCAGTATAACCTAGACCCTCCACACACGCACCCCCTGCACGCCCTCCTGTATGACAACGCGTGTTACGATTTTAAACCTAAGCCTTTTCATAACACGCGTAATATCCTGCACTGCCGTAGCGGGGTTTAAACACGGGATAAAGAACGATGCCCCCGGCTTAAACGCTTGCCAGTTAATTTGGTAGCTGACCTTCTCCACCTGCATCAGGTTTCTCCACTGGAACAAAAGCCTCAACGTTCAAGTACTCGGGGTTGGTGCAGTCAAACTCCAACACATACACGGGTGCCGTTACCATCTTCATCCCAGTGCCGAGTCGGCGTGTGACCCGCCCCGTAAACACACCCTTGAGCTTCATTTCCCGTAGCACATCGCTATACCCAATCTGTTTCTTAACGCAGTCATCCTTAAACGCACTGGACTGGATGTATAGTTTTTTGGTGTCTGGCTCATATCGTGCAACCAACGCACCTCGGGGTTCCCGTAACGGTGCAGGGCTCAGGTTAGTGCGGGAGTCGGCTTCGCCGTTGACAACTAAGCACTGGTCCACGTGGCGGTTGAGAAAGTCACCCAACACAGTCGAGGCGTCATCCATAGGGGCACTGCCTTCTTTGCGTAGTTCCTTAATCAGGTCTGTTGCCCATTTGTAAATAACCTTCATGTCGTAGTCAATCAAGCCCAGATTGCGGGCAATCAAACCACCGGTAATGTTACAAGCAACAACCGCAGACCAGAACCGCTCCCGCTGAGTCAGCTTCAGCTCTTTGTCGATCTTGGCTTGTATAGCCCGCATAGTCTGGACTGCTTCTTCTTTGTTGCCTACAAGCCATTGTGCATATATACCACCCGCCACGCCGTAGTTCTCTCGCAACTGATGGTCAAAGTACTGCTTACCTTCTGCCACGTCGATAGCATTTGAGTAACCAATCTGGTACTCCATCAAGCGCATCATCTCCCCGTCCGGCGTAGCCTTCAAAGATGCCAGCTTTTGCGCAAAGTGTGCGTTGGCTGAGCACAAAGAAATGGTCTGCCAGAATGTCGTGTTAAGTCGGAGTTCGTTGGTCGCTGCCATAGACCGGTCCTTCCAGCGCCCTTGAGACATACCGTAGGACATATCAGAGAACTCTTCGGCCACCATGTTCGTTATCTCGTCCATCGTGAACGGCAGGTTATTCATCACCCCCAGCTTCAGCATCTTGGCGTTAACCGTGTCTTTTGGGATACACATCAGGTTGTCTGGGTGCCCCCATACGCTGTTGCATACAGCCAGCGTTGTTGACTTACCTGAGCCTGAGCCACGGAAGACCAAGTTAATGATCGCGCCCTTCTGCCCGGTAAACTTAAGCAACGGCGCACCAAATGCTGACAGCGCAGCAAACGCGTTGGGTTCCAAACCGGGGCGAGTGTAGAGGTTAAAGACTTCTTTCCATTTTTCTAACGTGCCTGACTCAATGACGTACGGTGCCAGATGCTTCGTCGCTGTGGAAGGGGGGCTGTAGTAAATGCTATCCGCCGTAATCTCTCTATCACCCACAATAAACTTACTGTCTCCATCAGCCCAACCAAATTGTGTTCTCATAATATCTGCCTTTGTGGTTATTTGTATTTCCTTTGCACACCTAAGCAAAAAGTTAATTACTTCATCCATCTGCGTACCCCGAGCCAACACGCCCTTGGCACCTAACAGTTTTTTTGGTTCGTCCTTACCGGTCAGTGCGCTTGCTGCTATCGTAAAATCCTTAACGCCGTCCTTGGGTAAGTGCAGACGTATCCGCATTACTTCGCCTACTTCTGGGTCGATCATGCGCTGCATTACGTATATGTCGTGCTCGTAAATCAACTTTGCTTCTTCCTCATCCTTCATCGGCTCCCGATATACGCCGCCACTTGCACCACGCTTATATGGGAATGGGTACGTCGGAATGTAAGTGGGCGCAATCGCTACGCTGCCTTCATCCTCTTCTTCGTCTTCCGGTTGTTCAGGTTCGACCAAGTATCCTTCCTCAGTTGCTTCAGACAAAGCTATCGTCCGACCTAAAGCGATAGGAGAAGCAAATGCGCCTTTATGTTTGCAATTATCACAGCCGCCGGGGTTCCAACGCGCAAACGTCGTGCAGTAGTGGGGGGCTCCGGTATCTCGCAAGTTTTGCGCTTTCGCATCCACTTCCGCTGGGTCGTAATGCGGGTGGTTTTTAGACAACTTGTGAACTGCCGAGTACGAGTCCTCACAGAATGCCGCGATAGACATAGCTGAGCGCCACAGGTTGTAATCTATGGACTCTTGGTTCTGATAACAATGTATTAACTGAGCGCAGCCTTCATCGCCCATCGTCATAATCTTTTTAAACGACGACGTGCGGTTCTTCATCAACGCCAAAGTAAGTGCCGACGGTGGCCCTCTGCGTCTGGGTATGTACTGCTCGTCCTCGGCGCTTACACCAAGTATTTCTTTAATCTTTTCGTATTCTACGGGTGGAGCAACTGACAACACCTCGACGGGCTTAGGTGTTTCATCCTTGAAATTTAATGTCCCCGGTACGCGTAATATCCGAGCCGACTCGAAGACGGAAGGGTCCACAATCAAGCCGTGAGTGACGCAAAGTTTAGATAGCCGCTTAGTAAGTGGTTGCCAGCGTGCTTTGTCTATGGTTTCAGTAAGCAGCCAGTACAAATGCCAGCCACGTCCTGAGTTAACGACTGTAGGTTTGGGCAGTCCTATCGTGGAACAGAACTCTCGTAGTGCTTGTAATCCGGTGGCTTGGTCTACGTAGCCTTCAATCCGGTTATTCTTTTTAGGGTTAGGCTTTCCTTTATCTTCGCCGCAGTCAATATCCATCCAGAGGGCACGGAAATACGTAGCATTCTCCTGCTTACGATTCGCGTTGGTTGCAAACTTAGCACAACCAAAATAAACATCGCGCCCACCCTCCAGATACTGCTTGATAAACTCGTCTGCCTCTTCTCTAGTCTGTACAAGCTCCTGCCACGCTACGTCGTTCTTAATTCCTACAATGCAATACCAACCCTCATCGGGCAGCACAGCATCCATTAAGTCGAAGTTAGCCATTTAGTTATTGTATGAGGGTAAAAAAGGGGGGATTTCTCCCCCCAAAAAGCACTAGGTGCCATACTCTTTACTTCAAGCGTTTCAACAGTTTGAAAATCGCTGCGTGGTATTTTGGATGCGGATCACATAATCCAGAAAACCAGTTGTAAACCGTGGTGCGGCTTACCCCCAGTTGGTCAGCAATCTCACGTACCGAAGATCCAGCCCCAATACATGCGTTACCCAAGATAACACCAAGCAGCTTCTTGTCAGCCCGTTTATTTATGGTCGCAAGTCGCTGGCTGTATCCGTAGGTCATTAGGCGTCGCTCCAGTCACTGACCACATCCGCAAGAGATTTCTTAGGCGTATCCGAAACCTCGGCCTTTGATTTAGAAGCGCGTTTCGTAGGTTCTGCCACCGCTTCCTCTTCGACTGCTTCTGCCTTGGCTTTCTCGGCTTTTGGTACAGGCGATTGCTCAAACTCCTCATTGTTTGCTTTCCCCTCCGTATCCGTTTGGTACACAGACATAACTACAGCTTTCTGTGCAGTCTCGGACACCGCTGCTTCTGCAACAATAGCTTCTAACTGCGGATACTTAGCAACGAAGTCCACTGCCTTAAACAGCACAGTCTGGTTATCGTTATCTTCGTTAAAACTTATCTCCGTAATTACAGATTCAATGTCGCTACCATTGGCAAAGATGTAGTCTATGTACGCGTTGAACGGGAAGGTGTGGTTGTTACCCTTACCGAAGATAGACTTAGCCGACAACTGCATCTGATACACATCACCAGCCACGTTAGTATCCATATCGTCTGGCAGCACCAGTGCGATACGACGGCCATAGCGGCATGCCTTAGTATTACCCTGACCGGAGCCAGCGATGTTCTTAGGGCAGGTCTCACAAGTTTTACCTTGTGGCTGCTTCACACCTACATCTGGCTTGCGGCCATCAGGCGACCAGCAGTCTGGCGGCGCAGCTTCAGCGTTTGGGTCGTAGGTCTTAGCGTAGAACGTACGTGAAATATCTGGTGCTGCGTTAACAATGACAACACGCAAAGGCGCTTTCAACTTGCCCACATCTTCGCCATTAGCCAGTCGGCGCAGGATGCCATTCTTAGCCACAACGCGCTTCAATGACTTCTTCTTCATCAGCGACTGCGTCAGTGCTGATGGGCTCTTCTTCGCTGAGAGGGCTACATCACCGGATTTAAAAATAGAAACTTCGTTGCTCATTTGCTTCTCCTTACAGTAATTTTGTATTTGCTATCGGACATAAGACCTTTGGGTAACTGGTCTGGGTTTTCTTCAAGGTACTGCTTCATGTTGGTCTGGTGAATACGTTTCTCGAACAAACCATACGCATCATTTTCTTTTACAAACTCATACATAGATTCCCAATCATTCGTCCAGAACCGGGTATCAACCCTACGCATGATTGTGCCAACGGGGGTTTTGATGCTATCAGCATTATTCTCTTTGCACAACTCTAGCATCTCGGTTGATATGAGCGCTAACTGTTCTTCCAACACTTTATATTCTTCATCAAACTTCTTCTGCAACGCATCACGCTTATCGCGTATTTTTATATACACTTCCGTCAGTTGATCTGCGGGGTAGTCTTTTACATCCATCGTAGCTCCTTCAATAAAAATGCGGGGTCACCGAGTGGAAGACCTATAGGTAAATGAAAAAAGCCTACGGTTTTAGCTCAGCCCCCGCCGCTGTAGTTATTAGCCCCACACACAGCTTGGGTGTCGTCACTTCAACATTTAAATCTACTCCCACATCCACCAGCACTCACGTACTGATACCTGAACTATACACCAACTTTTGACATTGTCAAGCGCCTTTAAGCTCTTGCTTGTATAAATCAATTATTTTTGTGTGGTTGGCTATGTTGTTGCGCAGCATTCGGTAAAGCCTTGCTTCTACTTCACTACCCTTAATATGCACGATAGTCATTGCGTTTTTTTGACCGGGGCGATTGATACGTGCGTTTGCTTGTAGATAAGTTTCAACACTCGTCACCGGCGCGTACCAGATAATCGTATCCGCTGCGGTCAATGTCAACCCATGGGATGCTGCCTGTGGTTGAATAATTAATACTCGTGGCTCTTTACTATTTTGAAACCTTTGGATAACGTCGTTGCGCCTGTTGACCGTAACCTTGCCGCTTATAATCTCGCAAGTAATACCAGCAGATGTAAGGTGGCTCATGAGTAGCTCAATTGTATGTGTGAATGGCACGAAGACCAGCACCTTGTTACTTGATTCCTCAATAACTTCCTGTACAACTTTGAGCCGGTTAGACACATCAAACTCCACAACCTCTCGGTTATCTGCGTAGACAGCACCGCCCGATATTTGCAAAAGTTTATTTAAGTTAACCGCAGCGTTGACAGACGTAACCTCTTCACCTCCGGCATTAATCATCATTTGCTGCTTAAGCATTTTGTAATACTTGTCTTGTTGCGGTGTAAGTGGCGCATCGCGTTCCGTGTAAGTTACTTCTGGTAAGTCCAAGCACTGCGCTTTTTCAAACCGAATTGCTGGTTGCAAGGCGTTATGCACAGTAACCTCGGCGTTCTGACGTGGCACCCAACGGAACTGGCCTACCTTCTCCATTACCTTATCGCGGAACTGCCCAAAGAACTTAGGCACACCGTCTGGATTAACCAGCTTTGCTATACCGTAAGCATCCACAGGCGATTGTGCAGCGGGCGTACCGGTCAACATCCACAGCCAAGTCTCTGGGGTGAGTACAGACTTCAGTGTTTTCCAGCGGGCTGTCTGCATGTTCTTATATGCCGAAGCCTCATCCGCTACGATCAAGTCAAACCCACCGTTAGCCACCTCGTCCTTGACGATGTCCAACCCATCAAAGTTAATGATGACAAACTCAGCATCGCCGTTAATTATGGCTCTACGTTGGTCACGCTTACCATAAGCAATGTCACAGCTACGGTGCACAGCAAACCGGAACAGGTCGTTCTGCCATGCCGATTTCATAATAGATAGTGGGCAGATAATAAGCACACGACGCACCAAGCCCAGTTTCATCAGGTAGTCAGCCGCCCAGATAACAGCCGCCGTCTTACCCGTACCTTGCTCATTAAAACAAAATGCTCGTTTGCGCAGGGTTAAAAATGACGCGGTTTGCTTCTGGTGCTCGAACGGCTTGAACTGCCCCGGCCAGTCGTAGTCTCGGGTTATGGGTGACGGCACATTTTTAATGTTTAGCTTAGCCAGCGCTTGCGTTTCGTCAAGCCCATAATGCACGGCGACATCGTGCAGATCATCCGGCAACCGACCGATGACTTTGCTCTTTTTGATCGTCTCCGTTATCAAGTGCGGGCGTCTCGTTCTAATGACGATGACTTTGTTATCTACGATTTGCATCTAAGTTTTATTTTGTATTGGTGATGGTTGTACTCAAGTAGAGCTTCGTAATCTAAAATAACAGAGGCGGCATCAAGTGGAGAGTTATAAGGCGCATCCATAATCACGTCCTCATCCACCCAATCAGAACCTAACATTGTTAGCCAGATCATTCGGGCTTCTTCCACGGACATCGTATCCATCAGTGGTTGTTGCTTCTCGTCCATCATTTTTTACGTTCTCGCTTACTGACTTCAGACTTCAAGCTACGATCAGAGCCACGTAGAAAAGACCGGTTAGCCCCAGCACTCTCTACCTTCAAGCCTGTTGTATTGCTACCGCCCTTAGATAATGCTTTGGTGTGTGCAACGTCTTTACCATCACCCTTACTGACTTTGCCTTCTTTCATCAGCTTGGCACGGGCTGCATTGCGCGTGGCGCGTTTCTTAATTTGCTCTGGTGTGCCCTGATACTCTTCGTATTCTTTTTTGTATGGGCGGGGTTTATTTATGTAAGGCATGGGATGTTTCCTTCCTCAAATTAAAATACGCATTAGGTGAACGGGGCATACGTTTCATAGAATACTTCAAATATAAAGCGCCGCAAATAAAATCTCCGTTGCTTACGTACTGCTTAGCATCACGCTCTACTCGGTGTTTCCATCCGTAGCTACTTGTGCTGGTATTAATAGTTTTCCTACGGTCAAGCGCGTCATAGTTTAGTAACCACTCAACTACGGCTGTAAATCCTTCCGGTGTAACGGGTCCGTGGTCTTTACCCCACCCATCGTCTTGGTTGTACAAAGCGTATCTATTCTCATACTTAAACCCGTTCGCAGTTAGGTCAGGGTAGTCTTTAAGTACTTTGTTGATATACTCTTGTGCTTCGGCTTCAGTCATTAGCTCCTCCTATTGTGTGCGCAACTAGTTACAGGACAGAATTTACACAGTGGGCCGGACACCGGGTTCCACACGTTCGTTTTTATCGCTGCTTCTAACCGAGTTAACTCCGGCTCCATTGAATTCAGATACGAAGTTTGCATCATGAACTCGTGCTTCTTCTTAACCATCTCGTTGCTAACCACAAACAACAGTGCGGACTTAATTTCCATAATCTTAGGGTAGTGCGTAAAGACTGCACCCGCCAGTAAGTCTAGCTGTTTGGTGTCGGCATACTTCGCGTTCTTGCTGGTCTTGTAGTCCACCAGATACGCAGTTTGTTTTTCCTCGTTAACAATGAGCAAGTCAGCTATACCTCTCCACCAGACATCCTTGGCAAAGAAGTCACACGGTGCAAACTTACCATCGCGCTTAGCTACACCTAATTTAATCTCGCAATGCTTCTCGCCTTCTATCTTGTTAAGAGCCTGTAAAGTCTCCTGCACAAAGCTAAACTGCGGCGGTATAGGTGTGCCATCTTTAATATAGTCCTCTGCCGCTTTGTGCAGATCCTTACCATAGACCGTAGCAGTCGAGTCCGCATCTTTGTAGTCCTTAAGTATGCGCAAATGATGGTACTTCTTCGGGCATTGATCGAAGGTTTTGATGCTACTGTATGACCATGCTGGTATCATTCTTTGTTCCACCTTTTTTCACGTTCGACAATACGCTCCGCTTTTCTTACCAGTTGCATTGCCCTGTTAGCAGATACAAACATAGCTACACCGACAGCTTTATATGTCCAGCCTTTATTGCGTAACTTTAGTGCTTCTAATGCACGCTCTTTGGCCGCTGCGCTTATTTCTTTTTGTTTACTTGGTTTAACTACGCGTTGTTCTTTTAGTTTGTCGCTATAAATGGTACGAAGGTCGCTAATTACGCATTTAAGTACATCTAACTGCGACACAGGATCGAGTGCATCAAATGCTGCTGATGTGACAATCGTGGTTTCAAAATTTTTAATACTTGCGCTCAGTACCCTCATTAACATTCTCCATAACTTTTTCCATATCCTGATTCGCAGTTAAGCGGTAAGTCCGGTGCCCATTCAGGCCGCAGCTTCATACACAACTCGACAAACTCCTGCGCAGTTTCAACTTCTCCCTCCGGCACGATACAAGCAACAGCATCATGCACCGTCATAACAACCTTGTACTTCTTGGCTATCATCAGCATTTGCTTACCGATTGCTATGCGGGCTAGGGCTTGGCAAACGTTCTCTGTTACCTTGCCGCCGTATATCCTATTCGGTATGGTTGCTTTCCCCCTCTTTGTATCGTACACCATCTCCGTTTTGCCGTCATCATTTGTGACCTTGCGCAAGTGCGGGTATTTAACGCGCATGCCGTTTGGTAAAAGAATGCCTTGCAGCCCGTCAATTTTTAAGACGCCATCCCTACCCAACTCCCCCGCCTGATTGCTCATGATAGTTCCAAGGGCATCACCCGCCGCCCGCCAGAACGCCGGAATCATGGGGTAGGTTTCTCGGTACACGCTGATGATGCGCTGGCATTCCTCCAGTGGTAGCTGCACCCCAAAGTTTTTTAGTTGCAACTGAAACTTAGCTGCGCCCATGCCATACCCTGCACCAAGAATTGTTGTCTTCCCGACAAACCTTTCTTCTTTGGTAACGGCGCTTTCATCCTTGTTGTAGATAGCTGAGGCCATCTTTTTGTACACATCCTCACCCCGGTCGAACGCATCCACCAAGTCATTCTGTTCCGCCAGCCACGCTAGAGTCCGCGCTTCGATCTGCGAAGAGTCCGCGTCAATCAGCATGTAACCTTCTGGGGCTAAGATAGCGTCCTTCAACGGAGAGTTACGGGGTAGGTTCTGCATGTTGACTTTGTCATCGCCGCCCCAGCGTCCGGTGTGTGCTGCGTAGTAACGCAAGGGGATAGGCAAGGTGCCACGCCCAGCAATCTCAATGAACCGTTGGGTGCGGGTCTCCTCCAGCGTAGACTTAACTCCTAGCCTAGCAGCCACAATCGCTTGTATTTTGGGGTCTTCGTGTTCCAGTAAATTGCGGAACGCCTCGTCACTCTTTGCGAATGCGTAGGTCTCCTTGCCTGTAGCTGGACTTATCTTCGTAGGTGGAATGACCCTTAGTAGCTTTAATGTTGCTGCCAGCTTGTGATTACTCATTAGCTGATCCTTGTCCACCATCGTCACCGAGTCCAGCAACTCTTTCTTCTTTACCTGCACGTCGTGGATATGGTCGAGCAGCATGTTTGCATCTAGCTCCAGTACTGGCTCCGAGAACATACGAATAGTCAGGTCGATCAACTTAAGCTCAACTTTGCTATACCCCTGCGACAGTATCCTGAACAGTTCTAGCGTCAGCTCGCAGTCGTTCTTGCAGTACTCACCATACGCAGCTAAGTCTACCGCCGTAAAGTCCGTGCGCCTCTTACCGAGAGCTTGGACGACCTCTGTTCCTTTTTCACCCAGCTTGTAATACGCAGCGAGTGCAGCAAGGGAACCCCCCACTTCAATGGTATGCAGAGCACGCGCCATGCTAAGCGTGTCAAGCCAACCCCGAGGGCGAATGTCAAAACGCCAGTTAAGAATAGCGGCATCAAACATAGCGTTATGAGCCAGCACCAGATGCTCGTGCAGGTTGAGCGAATCCAAAAACGTTTTGATTTTGTCTCGTGTACCTGATACCCACACTGCGTCTCGTCCATCTTCTTTAACTCCCACCCCTATAGTTTCAAATCGTTCGTCACGTACATATTCCTCAGTAGTTATCTTGCTAAGGCTATACTCGCGGTCGTAGTAAGTCTCGAAGTCGAGAGCAATTATTTTCATTTGATGCCTAGTTCTTGTTTAAGCCTAGCAACTAAAGACTGCTGGGATATTACGGATGTGTTCGAAGTATGTGTTGCTACGTTTTGCCACGAGCCGGGCGGTATAGAATTTTGAAGCATTTGCGGGTTATTTATTAAAACTTTGTTTGCGGCCATAGAGTGCGCCAACTTATGCTGAGTCATAACTGAGTCTTCATCGTCTGGGTTTAGCACTTCTTTCATTACCCAGTCGTCAAACTTTTTGCGGTACTGCGCGGTGAATGCTCTAAATAGCATCTCGATTTCCTCGTGATTCAACCCGTACAGGTAGCGCACACCTTTCTGCCCCTCCATGTAGTTCAGCACCGCCTCACGTAGCTGCGCCCACTTGCCGTACTCATTAGTCATTTCTTCTGGATTAGTCTCAAACCGCTTCAGTAGTATCTGTACCCCTACGCTGATGTCTTCACTCATCGCCATTCCCCTCTAATATTTTCTTCATAACGAACGCGTGTAAAGATTTCTTACCCGCCGCCTTAAACTTGTTCCACAGCATGTCGCACTCAAAGTCTTCTAGAATAATCAGCGCGTCCTTGTTACCATCTACCACGCGCCGCTTTACCACCTCTAAAAAATTCTGCCACTTGCTTGTGCTGTTAAGTGCGAACTCCTCTGGGTGTGATTCCATGCGCTGCACTAACAACATCACTGCGTCACAAGGCGCTTGCCTAGCTATAATTTTCTTTGTACTACTCATACGTTAGCTCCTTCAGTAGAAACTCTAACAATGTTAGGTCTTCTCTGACTACCATAGCCATACCACCTGCCGCTTGTATCTGATTTATTTCTCGTTGTTGCAGCGCGGTTGGCTCGTTCTTTCCTGCTTTGCACTCGATACCTAAAAACTTACCGTTGATGCAGCATATGATGTCTGGTACACCTGAACGCCCGTACCCGTGGGTTGCGGGAAAAAAGAAATACACGCCGTATTGTTTGAGCAATTTAACGACAGCTAACTTAACTTTACTCTCAGGCGTACCAGACATACCATCTCCTATGATGCTTCGATCTCTCGCGTCAAATACCAACGCGCCTTTTCAAGGTCTTGCTTACGGTCACCCTTATGCCCTGCACGGGTTACGTACTTAACCACATTGCCTAAGTTATAGGACAGACCCTTAGCTTCGATAAAGTCAATAGTCTCAATGCCACCCACCTTGTAATGTGCTGGGCTGTTGACCATGTCGGCTTGCTGAATAGACATGTTGCTTGTAACAGCACGCACTATCCGAGCAACCTCTTGCACGGGTTTCTTGATCTCATCCCATTGCAATACTCGTTGTGTGCTAGGTGGTACTTTCTTCTTTTTGCGCTTCGGTGCGGTGTATGGATGGGGTACACCTGCCACCTCCCGCTCTTTACGTTTCTCTAGTCGTACTTGTCGTGCGTATGCAGCGGTACGGCGTAACGTTGCCAGCGCTTCAGGACTCAATACCTTCTTTGCTTTTTTTCCCATTGTTAGCTCCATTTTCTTCCACGTAGTTAACCAGAACTTCGCGCATCTTAGCTGTGCTGTTGTCAAAGTTTTGGCGATAGTAATTAAGAACGTACACTGGTAGGCGTACGCTTGTGATGCCTTGTCGTAGTTGCTTGCCGGGTCCACGCCCCCGTCTTACTTTCTGTTCTGTCATAGCTTATGGTTCCTCCCTTTCCGACATTGTTCTCGTTGCTCATGACTAAAATCTGGACTGATTTCCGACACACCGCACGGTAGCTTTGTTGCCTGTAACAGCGCCGCAGAAGCAAAGTAAACGGAAAACAGCGCAACACATATGTAAAACGTTACCGCAATATAGACCCACCACTTCTCACTACTCATATGTCTTCCCCTTAACTAAGTCTACTAGTTCACAATAAGCGGCTCTGCTTGCGTCGTGTGTCTTTGCCAACACCACCTCGTGCGCTACCTCATGCACACGTACAAGTTGTCGCAGTATCGCCGCCGCTTCAAGGTCATCCTCGGTACGCGGTGCCTCCTCTAAGGCGTTAGCTAACCGTATTGCCCGTCTTCTGATGCTCATTACTATTCCTCATTAGCTTCTAAATAATCTGCAACCGCCCATACAGCCATGGCTTGTGCCAACGTATTTACGTCTAAGGCCACGCATACTTGCCCAACAACGCTGGATACAGTATTAGGCTTAACGTTCATCCGCTCTGCAATCTCCTTGCTGCGCATGCCTTGCGCCAAGAAACGCATTATCAAGTCTTGCCTTGGGGTTAGCTTTCCATCCTTAGCTACACGGGAGTGCTGGTTGCCTAAGTTATCGCCTTTCATCTACCGAACCGGGGCTTCTTTGGCTTGGCCTTGAACCCCATAGCTTTGAACCGCGAAGCAAGGTCAGTCTCTGCGGAGGGAGTGTACGCAAAACGTGCATCCAGAATGCTTGTAACCTTCTCTTTCTTTGGTGTCTCTTTGACCTGTTCTTTCGGTTCTATCAGTTTTAATTTAAAGTTTTGCATGTTGTCCCCTCGTTAAATGATCCATCGTATATAACTAAAAATTGATCTGCCTTATACCTGTACCCAACGTCTCGTACAAACTGACCATCTTCCACCAGCTTAAGTAAACCTATCGCCCTACGAACCGGTTCCGGTAAAGACTCTGAGCTTAGGGCGAAGACTGACATATTATTTCTATGTAACACATATTTATCACCGCGCAGCATGACTGTCAACATCGAATTGCTTGGGGCATCAACAACAGATATTGATATTTTTGTATCTTCGACAAGTTCTAAGTATGCTGGCACGTCGAAGTTAGTGTTCACTGCGGGTACTTGCTTTGCAATCTCTGATATGCGCTCCTCAACGTATGGTTGCACCAAACCTACTAACCGCATGTACTCTAAGTCTCTCGACGCGCCAAACGTAACCTTGTGTTGGTTTGCGTCTACCTTTACGCGCCTCGCTACTTCTTTTATTTGCTCCGCCATAGGCGGGTCTGTAAAGTATTGCTTAACAATCTGCACTGCTACCTTGGGCTTGGTCGTGGTCTTGCGTCCAACCCGTTGCATGGCGTTATGAATACGCGGGTTCTCGAACACCAAATCCTCAGCATACGAGCGCCACGGGTGTCTGCTCTGTATCCTGCCTCGTTCAACACCTTTTTCAACTGCTGTTACCCATGTTGGATAGACTTTGCGTTCTGTGCTTAGCCCTTCTGTATGAACCTGAGTCACCACGAACTGCCATGTTGGGAACATCCTAGCTACCACTGGTATTACTTGCGAAGATACTTCGCCGAATACTACTTCGTCCAAAGTAAATACCTTGGTACGCCATTGGGTTACCTTATCCGATATAACAATGTTAGTCGGGAACCCGACATCAGTGAATCGTACTTGTGTCATCCGTTCTTCTCCTTCAGTTTAGCCTGTGTCATCTTCAAGCAGTCAAACACACCAAGGCACTCGTCCCATATTGCATCTTCTTCCTCTCCTGTTAGGTCTTGCCATTCGCGCTGTGGTGGGGCGGCGTAAAGTGGCTTCTGCATCCATCCGCGACTTATTTCATCCTCATTTAGTTTTCTCCAGTTAGGTTCTTCATGGTTGCCTTGTATGTGCATCCATGCCACCGGCTCTGGTTCAGGCTGCGTCAGTCGGGCGCGAAGTGCTTCAATTACTTTCTGGGAATTTGTTGTGGATTGTTTTAAATACAAAGAACGTCTGTACCACTCGCCGTGCTGATCTATGTTTTGTTGCATCTCCCAGCTTTGTGAATCTGCTGCATCAATCAACGCATCCAACGCTTGCTGCAACACCTCCACCAACTCCGCTTTCTCTTTGTATAAGAGCCTGATTGTGTGCGCTGCCATCGCCCGTGCAAGGCTGGATTCGGCACCTATAGCCTCTAACTCGTCTGCGCGTATCAATGCTTCTGGTTGTTTATCAGTCATTGTTCTTTCCTTGCTTCTCAAGGTGAAACCTTATTCCTTCACCATCCCACAAACCTTCTTTGCACATATCTAAAATGCGTTCGCGCTCCGCTGCTACTGCTTCGTTCACCAAAGCAAGTATCTCCTCATCACAATCGTTCACCGCTTTAAACGCCACGCGGTTTAGCCCGACCTTGTGAAACAGGATGTTGTATTCTTCTCTGTTCATCTCTTCTCCTTCTTAGCTCTGCATCGTTGTTGTCTCTGCGCCTGAGTCATAGCGCGCCGTGGTTTATCTTTACGAAACCCTAGCTCGTATACAGGTATAGCGTCACGTCCTTGTAAGTCGGGTCGCCAACTGCATATGTGAATGATCTCGTGCTGCTTAAACGTACGCATCAACCTCTGTGCCGTCACTATGTGTAACCCCGTATCACTAGCTATCTCATGCGCTGATACAGGGCGGCTTAGTAACAGCTTCATTGCTCGTGCGTACGTATCCTGATTAACTTTGTTCAATGAACCTCCACCCCTTCAATATAATTTTTAACCATTGCTGCATGACGATGACCGCTTACCTTGATCTCCCCATACGGCTCTGGCGTTGCGATTAGTGCGTCAGGTATAAGCACCAGAAACAAGTCCGTTATGTCTTGCGTCAACAGTTCAAAGTCAACGTGCACGTTACGGTTCTGCCTCAAGTAATAACAGCTTGCAACCAACCATAACGATATCGCATACCAGCCCTCGTGTGAACCCTCCCGCATCAGCTTCAACGCGAGCTCAGCCCTCTCGTGCCACTTCTTTACGCCATCTCCCGTACGTGTCCATTTGTTAACCAGAGGTAAGTCCAATGTCCAATGCTGGTTCGATGATACAAATGTATCGAACGGAAAGCTTGCTTCTACCTGCTTGTGCTCAACTAAGAAATCATAAAGCAGATTCATCTCGTCGAATGAATACAGACCTTCCCGCACCTTATGCGATCCACGCTGGTAAGTTAGAAATGGATCGATACTCTTGCGTGCCGCATTCAGTACCTTACGGTTAACTGTGTACACGTCCCTAACAATGTTACCTTCGAGCAATACCAATCCGTTTGGTACCAGCTTAAACTTCGTTGCCGTACCAATACGGAACGAACCCCAGTCTCTGAGCGTTATCACCACGTCTTTGTCTCGTATGCCCACAGACTGCACGTGGTTACGCAACACCGCGCCAATGAACTGAGCGGTCGTGTTTGAGCGCCACTCCTCGGGCACACAGAGCGTTATCGTATCGTCCGGGTGAAACGTAATGACACGCGTGTCGTAGAGCACACACATAACAGTGTCAAGGTTGCGACTAATCTGCATGTGACTCTTGCGCCTGTCCCCGATGGGTCGCTCATCATCTCTTCGGCCACGTATGGGCTTGATGCTTTCCCAGTGTGCCAGTGCTTCTGCGTGACTACTCAGTGACGGTATATCGCCCGTCTGTAATTTACCAAACATATCACCCCCATATTATCCAGTGAGCCAAACCCATACCAAGCATGACGCACACAATAGCGAATATCCCGGCCTTGATAAACATTACCAATAAGTCCTCATCCACTGTTGCCTCCTATTGATTGGTAACCCGCTACGTAACCAGCAGCATGGCATTTACCTGCCATCTCACGTCCAGTCGAAACTTGTTTAAAAAAGAACATGTCCTCGCCGAAGTGCCATAGCCGTTCATGGTCTGTGTCATCTCCATGCACGTTAGATAGCCTGTGCTCCACGCCAAGCAAGTAACCGGGTATCCACTCCCGTATGGCCTCGTCAGGGATGTTCCCCCACTTCCAGAAGCCATTACCCTCCGCCTTAACCCACGCGCACCACTTGTTACATGCTTCCTCTGCCTGTTCTTCGATACTCATAAGCCTCTCCTATACGTCTATAGATACACTTCTATATACATTCAATATGAACTCACAGTGGTCGCCGCAGTGGTCAGTCTCAATATCCTCGTAGTTCTCGCCTATACGTACGAACTCGTAACAGAACATAGGTTGATCTTCGACTGATGAGTTGTTAAAACCCACGATTAAGTCTTTGAAGTTATCCGCAGCTTTATTAAATGCTTTCACTTCATCGTAGTCTTCGTACCACTTAGTGTCACTTTCTTCGAATATCATGCCTCTGTTAAACCATCGTATGCCCTCGTGGAACTTATCCATAGGGAAGTTCTCGCTTAACCACAACTTAAGCAGAGGCAAGTGTTCCACTTTGCTTACGTAGAACACAGCAGTTATATCGCTTCGGTATCCCATAACTCCCCCTTACCAGTCAAACTTCTCAAGGATTGCATCCACCCTAGACTTGACGCTATGTCGCACCTCGGGGCTCTCTTTGATGGAGTCAATATCCACACCTAACATTGTTAGCTCAAGACTACGCCGTGCCTCCTCAAGCTTAGGGTCGTTCGTAATATTTAGCTTAGTAAGCAGTTCACACAGCGATTGCGCGTTGGTCACCAGACTGTCGTGGTAACGGCGCTTGACCTCATCCGTGCCATCCTGTGCATCGGTCAGCTTGGTGCTCAAGTGCGTCAACGTTTCATGCAGTCGCTCCCATGGCTCACGCATGGCTTTGCCCAGACGCTCATTGAAGTCTGCTTCGTAAGAGAGTGATAGTTCTCGCAGCTCTTCGTTGGCTACATCCAGACGGAAGTCCCCCGCTTCGGGTAAGGGAGAGAACACCAGCTTGTAACCAAACTTCTCCTTCACTTCTTCAAGCGTAGGGTAGTCATCAGCCTTGAACATACTGCGCAAGTTAGTCTGTGCTTGGCTAACAATGTTAGGGTACTCAATGTAAAACTTATGCAGTAGCGCGTTGAACTGGTGCTCCATTGCATTCATGTGTTGCTTGTACTCCAGCACGTGCGCAGTGGGCAAGAGTCGTGCGCCCTTGTGCGTCCACGGTAGAGTCTGTCTGTTATGAAACTGGCGAATCTTTGCAGCGTAGTCGCTGACTTCCTTGCGCAGATGTGTACCTGCGGTCAGGTTCTTGTATACCTTAGATGCGTCTGCTGTTGCGTTGTTACGTACATTCACATCATCCGTTGCGTCACGGTCAACCTTGCTTGCACCCCAGACCGATACGTTCAACTCGACCAGCACTGCGCTTGATGAGATACCCATGTTATTGCTCCTTTAAAAGTTTAAGATATGCGTCTGCTTCTGCTTCGGTAAGTCCGTTCTTAACGCTCGGGCCGTTCGGGTAGCCCTTGGCTATGTACCACTTGCCACCCAACCCTCGCACCTTGTAATACCTCATCGCTCCTCCGGCTTACCTGCCAGCTTGTACAGGTTGTAGCTCTCGTTAGTCAGCATTTGCATAGTGAACCCGCTATCTGGCTCTGCGGGGAAGATGTGGTACGTGCTGTACGAAGGATTGTTATTTTCCGCACTGTGATACTTGGACTGATACATCTCTGCGTCTTGCATCAGTTCAGCGATGGCGATTGCTTTTTCTACGTCCACCACGATAGACCGATACCCCAGATTTACGATTACCTTGCTCATGTGTTTCTCCTTAGTTGATGTGAATAGTTTTACCATTTGGTGCAACGTCAGCGTTCCCATTAACAATCGTCCACATAACGGGGCACGGCCACTCTCCACCCCAATCATCACCGACATACCCGTCTGTGAGCATGATGACGCACTCGGGCTTGATAGCTTTATCTTTAAGATACGCAGTGACACATGAAGGGCTCGTGCCACCACCTCCACGTGGTTTTGTACTGCTAACAATGTTAGCCACGCTGTACTCGTCATATTCTTCATGTGCTGCCACCTCGCTATCCCAGTACAGCAAGTCCACTTTCTCAGGGCGCACCTCATCTGCAATCCCCTTCACCTCAGAAAGGAACTCGTTTAACTCCTTGCCCCCGATAGACCCAGATGTGTCGATCCCGATTACGATGTGCCCCACGCGCTCCCCAACCAGTGTAGGTAGGTAGATGTCGCTGCCAATGAACCGACGATTTACGCGTCTCCATGATGATGTGTCCTTTGCATTGCATATTGATTTCACGAACTCACGCAGCACCTCACGCCAGTCCACCTTGGGTTCCATCAAGTCACCCAGCTCACGGTCAAGCCCACCCGCACCTGTACCTGCTTTCTTAGCTGCAATCTGGCCTTGACGTATAGCTCGGTCGATCTCACGATGTAGCTCCTCCTTCTCTTGGTCGGTCATCTCCTTAGCTCCGTCCCAGTCGTGCTCATCGAAGCCTTCGCCACCACCACTGCCACCCTCCTTGCCCTCATCCGTCTGCACCTGTTTAAGCATGTCGAAGACCTGCTTGGTGTTCATGCCGCGATACTTCTCATCGACCAAACCGATCACCTTGCCGTCCTTCATAGGCATGCGCATGTACTTGCCATCAGGGTCGATGTCTTTAAGCTTCAGGTTAATCACGTAGTCACAAGCACAGTTGCAGAGTAAGGCGTTCTCCTCATGCAGCTTCTTCCATGTAGTCAGATGCCGATAGACCTTGTGCATACACTCGTGCATCACCACGAAGGCAAGCTCCTTCTCGTCCAACTCCTTGACGAACTTGCGCCCGTACATCTCATCGCGCCCGTTGGTTGCAGCAGTCGGTAAGTCATCGCGCAGTGTTGTCTTGCCCACCATCATCACGCCTTGATACAGCGCAAAGATGGGGTTGCGCATCAGTGCGATCTTGACCTTCTTGAGCTTGCGCTCTTCTTTGTCTTTCACTTCACTCATAGCTCTCTCCCTCCAGTTAATTTAACGATACGCTTGCAATACTCGATAGCCTCAACCTTGCTCATTGCTTCAGTGATTGGGTCGTCATGTATTGTTTTCCCTGCCCTAAATACTCGGAACAACAGCTTGTTAGTGCCACCACGGTAGTCATACTCAGGGTTGTCGCACTCCAGCCACCCCCAGTAGTACACATGCTTATCCTCATCTAACATTGTTAGCCCTCCGCTATTACATCGATCACGCTAATGATGCGTTTATACATCTCGATCTCATCAACGTCCGCAGGTATGTGGAATTCCACACGCACAATCAGCTTGTCGTACATCGGGTCATTGGTGCGCTCGATCTTGTATATCTTGCCCTTGTACTTGTCGCGCAGATGCTCATAGAACGCCGCCTCTCTACTCGCACTCACAGCAAGTCCTCGTTCTTAGCCACCCAGTCGCTGAATGCTTTGCATCCGAAGGCGATACCTTGCTTGCTCGACTTGGCGATGTTGATAGCGAAGCATGCTTGCCACTCAGAGTCGAACCGCTCAAGATATTGCATGAATGGCGTGATAGTGCTCTTATCAACCTTAGCGATAGCGCCATATACCAGCACTGCACATGCACCAGCAGACGTAGGCACAAGCGCGGTTGACGGATGCGTCACCGTTTGTTCCCACGTAGGTAGCTGATCCGCGAAGTCGATGTACGCTTGGATGTCACGTGCCGCTGACTCACCCACTGCACCGCTCATGGCTGCGATCAATGTGTCGCCATCCAATGCTTTGCGAACCCTAACAATGTTAGATGCCCGCTCCAATGAGCGACCCGACACGAAGCCTTTCTGTTGCTTGCGTGGGTTGAAGATGTAGGGGTTCTCAGCTTGCCCACCATCGGTGTATGACGCGAAGGCATGCGGATACTGACGCGCCCACGCCAACAGCTCGGCCTCGATCCCGTTGTTGAGACCCCAGTTGATCCACTCCTCGGCGTCAGGCTTGCGCACCTGTAATGGGATGATGCGGTTGCGACTGTGTGCTGGTAGCTGGTCACCTACGCCATCGGTTGACAGGTTACCTGTCAGGAAGATGATCGAGTCAGGGTGGATGGGCATGTCGCCTAGCCGTGGGTTAGTAACCTCAAGCAGCGGATGCAGCATGTTCTTAACTGGTTGCGCGCCCTTGGTGTACTCGTCGAGCATGATGATTGCTGGCTTACCGGTTTGCAGTTTGAAGCGAGCGTTCGGGTAGTACTTGGTGGTGCGGGTCTCATGGTCAACGACAGGCATAGCGATGTCGCCCAAGTCCATGTTCGGCACGTCGATGTACGCCACCTCGTGGGTTGGCAGCTTGGCTGCGATTGCTTTGATGAGTGTTGACTTGCCGATACCCGGCTCGCCCTCCAGCAGGTAGCGGTTCATCGGGGTGTGCAGGATGACGTTCGCCGCTTGGTCAAGCGAGACGGTCTTACCGAAAGTAATTTCTGACATCGTATTGCTCCTTAGTTGTTTAATAAACTTGTTGGTGATACGTTAACTGCCTTGCTGTTACGTTGCTACATGTAAGACTGTGTTTACCTAACATTGTTAGGCTTGTTGTCGCTGCGCTTGTTGCACTTGCTGCATTTACTACACATACTCCCTCCATTTATATATAGTATAACACATAATACTAGCCAAGTCAATAGTTTGGCGGGGTAGCGTGCGCACTTAACTAGCTACTTGCGTTTTTTAAACCCCCCCCCTCATAGCACTCTCCCCAGCTTGTCACACACATAAAGTTTCATAAGCTCCATCGCTTGCTCGTCCCTGCCCAGTCGCATCGCTGCCCAGATGCGCTCAAGCTCGGCACTGTTTTCTGTCGTGCTGCCTTCGGTTACTGTGAAACCCCTAGCCTCGACGTGCTCCACTACGTCCTCGATGTCGAACTCGTCCAGCGTTACCTCTACGCATACACTCATGTCATTCTCCTTAAATTAGTCCCAAATACACAAGCACCAGCATTGCACCTAACAATGTGAAGCATATCCACGTCACCACATCATCTGCGTCCATCGTTATCCTCCTTGTTAATCTCGTCGATCTCTTGTGTCATTCGGTTTATTGTGTGCGTTTTAAGCTGGGCATCGAGCCGCTTGCGTATCTCCGGCACTGGCTCGTACTTCTTGCCGAACAAGCCACATTGCAGCTCGTGGCTATGTGCCGCCGCCATGCTGTACGCCTCACGCTTGATCTTGTAGCCATCCTTGGTTGCGGTCTCCCGCGTTCTCGTGCGTTGTTCTAACATTGTTAGGCTCCTTTATGTTGTCTTCAGCTTGTCGTTTATCGATAGCTGCATGTGCACCAGTCGGCCTTGTACGATTGTCATCTCTTGCACTATATCTACGATGTCCCTACCAGAGAGACCCTTAGCCTTGACTATCTTTAGCATCTGCGCTTCCCATGCTTTTTCTAGGTGTTTGAGCTCGTGCACTACTATGAGCAGTGCTCCTTTGTTTGTGTTATTCATGTTGTCCTCCCTCGGCTGCACCACCCTCGTATGCGTCGATGGCTTGTTGGATTAGGTGCGAGTCTATGTCGCTTGGGATTACCCCTCTGTACAGTTCTTCTTGTATGTACTCTGCTACGTACTGCGCTAAGGTTTTGGTTTTCATGTTGTTTATCCTTTCCTTGAATCGTTTAAATACCCCTTCGTCGGATGTTCTCGGCGTTGCTCTCAGGGTTCGGTCTGCTTGTGCCATGTCCGTCATGTTGTCCTCTTTGGGTTGGTATGGAATAGGTCTGCTGGGTTATAGATGAACTGGTACGCGCCCTTGCTGTATGGGATTTGCACCATACTAGCTTTCCTTCTTGACTCATCCTTCGCCGCTGCCTCACCGCATTGCAAGCACGTTTTATAGCCTAGTGCGTATCTCCGGTGGTCTACATAGCCACCACACACCACGCACAGATACCGCGCATCTTCGTTATCTAACATTGTTAGCCTCCTCGATCTCCTTTTCTACTTCGTACCATAGCTGCTTGTACTCTGCGTACACTATGTCGTCCCTGTCACGCACACCCCACAGGTCGTTTAGCTTGCCTAGTGCTTCTCTGCTTACGTTTGGCTGCACCCCTAGCTTTTTGGCAATAATAAAGTGGCGGATCTGGTGCTCCGTAAACTCTGCATCCTCGTTGGATACGCTTAGGAACCGGTTAGTCATGCCTCCTCCCTAACATTGTTAGGCTCGGTATTTTTAATCGGACGAGCCTTTTCCATAGTATTTACGTTGTGGTTATCTTCGTAATAGTAAGCCTCCTGTTTCATGAGGTACTCGGCATATAGGTGGTCGAGATACTCCTCCAGTTCTGCTTCGGTCATTTGTTGCTCCTCCATGTGCATCAGATGGGTTTTGAGTTTAGCCATGTTGTGCTCCTATCTAACATTGTTAGGTTTCTGTGGTTACTAGGGCGCGGCTGATTATGCGGGTGCTGCCATTGTTTCGCACTGCGCGTGTGCCCCTTAGTACAACTGCAACTTCCCGTATTTCTTCGCCCGTATGGTCGATCACGTAATGCTCAAAGGGTTTGAATGTGGTTAGCTCGCCCTCTGCGCCGAATGTTTCGACACTTGCTTTTGTGGCTAGGTAATTAAGCAGATGCTCTACCTGTTCTAGGCTACCTGTACCTGCTTTGAATCTATGCCAAGCGAGCAGGGTATCGCCTACACCGTCTTGGATGCTTACTAACTGGTTGCTCATGCCATCCTCCTATCTAACATTGTTAGGTTTTGCTGCGGTCTAGTGGAATTCCCACTATATACATATTATAACACATAATAGTGGCTAAGTCAAGGGTTTGGCGGGTCTGGTGCGCACGGGGCGTGTTTAGGAAATGAGGGGCAATGTTGCGGAATTTTTGTGAGACCTAACACGAAAACCTAACAAGCAAAACGCAGCAAAAATGAGGCATCTCAGACGATTTTGTCGTGTAATGTTAATTTGTTTAGGAAAAATAATATATATACGGCCACCCAATTTTATTTTTTGCACTTGCCGAGGTGCTCTTCCGCTCCCACCCCCACGTATACTTCCGAAAAAAAGCTTAACACTTAACATTGCATCGTAAGTCCTTGATTCTAAAGGGATGTTATTGTAAGAACAACACGAAAAAACGCCAAATTCCCTAACATTGTTAGGCCTAAATCGCTAACATCGCTCTGTAAAAGACTGGTGCTCTACTTAACTTCACTGGTATAATACCATTTCACTCACTAAGAGGTTTACCATGAAAACTAAGGTAACTATTGAACTTTCTACAGCTTTACACCAGCGAATCGCCGACTACGCAAAAAGCAGGGAAATCTCTGTGTCCGCGATTATCCGTTTAGCGTTGCTTGACTACGCAGAGCGCAACGGAATACCCGATGCAAAGCCCACGCCTAACATTGTTAGCACCACCGAGCGACCCCGAAAACTATCAC